TATTTTTAGTGATTTTATTTGTAGTATCATTGAAAATATATAATAATTCATCTTGTTTCTCGATACTTCCTATGTATGTATCTGGAATATCTAAGATATGTTCTAATTGTGATTTTTTTTGATATTTATCTGCAATGGTTTTGTTAGCTTTAGTCATTTTAATAGGTTTTATATGTTTTACTTATAAATTACTTTTTAATAAATTTTAAAAAATAAAAATAAATAATTACTATATAATAATAAAATTATGGGTTCGTCAAATACTAAAGAAACCAATAAAGAAATTTTAAATGATACTAGAGTAAAAAATAGTATTAAAAAATTCAATGAAACTATCAACGAATCTTCTGTTAGTATGATACAAAAAACAATGGTTGATGCTGCAGCAAATGTAGAAGTGAATAATAAAATATCGATTAAGGGGGTCAAAACCAAGGGGGCATTCGTTTTAGATGGTTTGAATCAATCAAATAGTGTTAAAATGAATCTCTCTGTTCTTTCTAAATCTGAAATGAAAGGAGATATGGTTTCAGATATGACCAATAAAATTCAAACTCAATTAGCAAATGATGCCAAAGCATCTTCGGATTCTTCTTCAAAAGAAGGTGAACAAATCTTAGCTGGTATAGCTAGTGCAGTTGGTGATACTATGCAAGGTTTAGGTAATTCTCTTACTGGTGGTAGCTCTTCTAGTAAAGATAATCTTTCTATTAAAAATATTATGAATATTCAAAATGAAACTGAATTAATTAATAAAGTTAAAACAAGTGTTACAAGTGAAATGGTTAATGATACTGTTACTAATGTTTCTTTAAAAATTCTAGCCGGCAATGAATTGGAAATTGCTGATATTGAAGCAGATGATGGTGTTGTTATTTCTAATCTAAATCAAGAAAATGTCGTTGATGCTATGATGGAAGCTGTTGCTGAATCAGGTTTAGGTAATAAAATTTTATCTAAAATGATGAATGTTGATGAAGCTGATATTAAAAATGCCGCGGATACTGCAACAACCGCAACTGATGAAAAAGTTGGTACTTTAGATGCAGCCGGTGATGCTGTTTCTGAAGCAGCACAAGGTGTTGGTACAGGTGTTGCTACTGCAGCAGAAGGTGTTGGTGGTATGATGGGATCAATGATGGCTGGTATGATTATGCCTTTATTAATTATTGGTGTTGTCGGTATTGCATTATTCTTTCTTGCAAAACCTTTATTATCAAAAGGTATGGATAAAGCCAAAGTAGATAAGTCAGGTAAAATGACTTTTGGTGCAGGTTTATTTAAAGGTGGTTCTATCAAAAAATTATTAAATAATTCATATATTAAACAAATTAAAAAACAATTAATGAAATATGCAACTATGGATAATTTAATTATAGTTTTATCTTTAATGGTTGGTTATAAATTCTTACCTAAAATTATTAACTTTATTAAAAATAAATTTCAAAATAAAGAAAAATTTACAAATGATGATAAAAATAAAATTGTAATATTAAAAAATAAAGATGGTAAATATTTAATCCAAGGCAAAAAACTTCATTTTGGTGAAAACGAAGAACAAAAATTAAAATTTTTATTAGAAGTTATTAAACCACTTAATAAAAAAAATGTTAGTCAAGTTCGATTATCATTTGCTGATATTAATAAAAAAGTAAATATGCTTGTATTAAATAGAAAAAGTGGTTTGACATTAACTAAAAAAACAGTCAAAAATCAAAGTAGAGGTATCTTAAAAGTTTTTAAACAAGAAGACGGAAGTTATACAATGAGTAGAAAAGGGAAAAAATTCTTTGGATATAATGGTAAATTCTTTGTTACCAAAAATAAAAGTGAAGCATATAATTTTTATTTTGAATTTCCAGATGAAGAAGTTGAAACGGTAGAACAAGACATAGAATCTGAACCCGAATCTGAACCTGAATCTGAACCTGAATCTGAACCTGAATCTGAACCTGAATCTGAACCTGAATCTGAAGATGAAGAAAATTAAATTATAATTAAATCATAATTAAATATATTATTTTAAAAATAATATATTTATTTTATATATAATAAATAATTATGGTTTTAGTAAACGGTAATATGGATGAAACCTATTATAAAGGTATTATTAAAAATATTGGGTATATTTACGATGATCTTTTTAATAAAGATGATGTGAAAATGATTATTAATAATACATTCTATAATGCAGAAGAAGATGATGAAGTTGTTCATTTAACAACACTTGGTCATAAGAGTTCTGGTGCACCAGAAACAGATGATACTATATGGAGAAAACTCGGAGACCAAACAGTTCATAGTTTTGCAAAAATTTATTCAAAACTAATTTGTTGTTTAGGCGAAAAAGATAGTAATGGGAAAAAAATGTCATTAACGGTTCCTATATACGACCCTACAAAAGGAGAAATGACTTTTCAAATAAAAGAATTTAAAATACCCACGAGGGCAGAATGTTCCTTTGGTGGTCAAGATTTTTTTGATGATGGTACAGCTGCTAACTATAATCCTTTATGTGAAACTTTAATGTTGAAATATTGCTTATTTTTACAAAAATATGATCCAGAAAACGATTTAATAAAAAAAATGTGTGGTTGTCTTTTACCAAAAAAATTTCTTTCAAAAAACGTAGATTGGGAAAATCCTACAAATCAAATAGCATTAATGGCTATTGATTCAAATAGAAAATGTGGTATAAGTGAATGTTTAAAAGGGGGATTTAGAAGAGAAGATGATAGAGCAACTTGTGCATCTACTGTTAATATTTGTACTAATAATCTAAATGTTTCTGAAATTGAAGCCGAATCAGCAGCTATTTCAAATATTAAATTGTCAAATAATTGTGGTGGAGCAGCGACACCAGCAGTACCAACAAATAATACAAGTGTACCAGCGGAAGCAACGGATGTAGAAACAACAAATAGTGGTAAAGGAAATGACAATGATACATCTACTATTACAGATACATCAACACCTACAGAAGATGAAGCATCAACACCAGCAAAGAAACCAGCAAAGAAATCAGCAAAGAAACCACCAGCAAAGAAATCAGCTGCAGTAATTGAAGAAGAAGTTGGTTTTTTCCAATCAATCATTAATTGGTTTGCGGGTTTATTTGGTTCAGAAGGTTTCTCGCCTAAAAATGATAAATTTGATTTTTTATATAGTATTTTTTCAATTATTGTTTTATATATGTTAGTATTAAAAGATCCTTTACGTATTTCAAAAAAAATTAATAAAATGTTTTAATTTTTTTAAGTCCATGATTTAAATTTGTTTTTTAAAAATAAATTTAAATTTTTTTGTTTTATTTACATTTTTTTATATAAATCTAATAAATCCATTATCATAAATCTATATCTTGAACTAATTCGATCTTTCTCATTTTGTAATTCTTTTAATACTACCAATTTCTCTGTAAAAATCTTTTTATCATTGATTTTTGTTAAAAATTTACATAAACATTCTGTGTATTTTTCCGAATCTACTCCTGTTGAATTTTGTAATTTATTAAATAAATAGTCAATGTAAAATCCTAATGTTTTTCGATTTACAATTTTAATATGATATAATGATGTAATGAAATTAAATAATCCAATGAAACGCGTCTTCTCTTTAACATTTTTACAAAATAAATCATAATTTTTATCAGTTGTTGTCATATCAAATTTATCTTCTAATAAATCGATTAAATCTTTAAAAAGTTTGTCAAAAATTTCTCGTGATTCTTCACTATGAAATTTCTTATATACTTCTGCATATAAATCACAATAACTTGGTTGCGAAATAGCTTTATTTAATAAATTTTTTACTGTATAATCTAATAATACTTCTTTATTCTCTTCTAATATTGCCTGGATAATTATTGATATCGGTTCGATATTATCTTTCGTTAATTTATTTAAATTTCCATTGATTTTCTTTTCTAATTCTGCTTTATTAAAAGTTTTTAATTCTTCTAATTGTTCTTTCTTCACATTCATATTGATTTTTGTTCTAATATTTAATACTGCCAATGCTTCATCTGGAATAAATGTTTTTCTTCCAGAATATCTTTGATTATAAAAATAATCAATATCATACATTTTTGGTTGTTTATTTTGTTTCGTTTTATTTTGTTTCATTTTATTTTTTCTTCGTGAAGAAAATGTTTGAACTTTTGTAGTAGTCATATTTAATATTTTAATATATATTAAATTTTAAAATTTATTTTCAAAGTTTTGAAAAGTTTTGAAAAGTTTTAGTGAGTTTAGTGAGTTTTTAAGATTTTATAATTTGATACTTATAATTATTATTATAATCAATTTTATTAATTTAATTAACTAATATTTAATAGTTTTTATAATATGGATAAACCTATTATTATAAAGAAAAAAAAAACTGTTACTTTTTCGAGATTTAATCAGGTTTTTATTATTCCTAATAGAGATCAACTTAAATTATTACAATATGACCCTTTAGATGTTAATACTCGAAAATCTGGTCGTTTTACTATTATTCAACTTACTGAAGATAATTTTGAAAAGATTTAAACTTTTTTTCTATTTTTTTATCACTTCTTGTTACATAATAACGCCTTCGTTCTTCCATTGCTAATTCCTGTTCCTTTTTAACTTGACTTTTTAAGATTTCCTCAGGTGTCATTGTGAAATTCTGATTTGCCCGTCTTTGTTTATATTCATCTACTGATTTATAATTCTCTTGTCGGGAATTTTTCATATTTTGCGTATCATATTCAGTATAAGCTCTTTGAAAATCACTATATGCAGACCCTTGTTTTCCTACATTTTGGGAAAAATCATCTACGTGTTTTAATCCTAATTTTTTATAGTTATCAGTAGTTAATTCTATTGGTTCGGGTTCTGCATAAATTTGTACTTGTAATTTCTCTTGTTTCTTTTTATTTCTTTTTTGAATTTGATCGTAATCTAATCTCTCTTTACTTCGTTTCGATTCATATCCTCGATCATCTGCATCTTCGATTTTATGTAAATTAAATAATTTATTGAATTTATCAGAATCTAACGATTTATCATTCGGATTAATTTTCATTTTACCAAATTCTCTATCTAATGATTCACTTTGGAAATCTCGAGAACTAGTATATTTATCAAAGGTTCTTTGCTCTTTTTTTACTTGTTTCTCTTCATTCATTTTATATTTATATAAATATGAATATGCATTCTTTATTATTTCAAATGATTGAGCACTTCCACCTCGATCTGGATGATTTATTAATACTAATCTCTTGAAACTTTCCCTAATATCTTTTAAACTTGCATTATATTTAATTCCTAAAACTTTGTATGGGTCTAACTCCATTTCTCTATTAATATATATATATCTTTTTTATTAATTAATTTTTTTTTTATTAAAATTTATTAAATTTAAATAATAAAATTCATCATGAGTCTCACAGGTTACATTAAATATAACGTTTTAAAAAAAAAGAAAAGAATTATTACCGAAGATTATTTTTGTAATAAATTACGTAATAATGATCAAGATAAATTAATTAAAAAAATTAAAGAATTGAAATTTGATATTTCTCAATTGAATTTAAATTGGAATTATATTAGTTTAAATGATAATTTAACTATCCCTTTTATTAAATATTTTCAAGAGTTTATTAATTTTCATGATTTATCATTAAATAAAAATTTAACTAAAAAACATTTAAAAAAATTTAAAGATAAATTAGAATGGGATTCTCTAAGTGAATTTTATAATTTTACATTAGATGATTTACATCTTTATAAAAATTATATTAATTGGAAATTTATTTTCTTTTATAAAAATACTCCATCTGACACAATTAAAGATGATTTCTCTAATAAAATGTGGTGGTTATTTTTAGATGATAAAATTTATAATGATAATGATGTACAATATGTTAAATTAAATGATATGATTATTAATAAAAATATGCATACTATTCCTAAAGAATTAATTGATCGTTTCGGATATACTTTATTAGAATATAGAAGAAATAAAATTATTATGAAAGATGTTTTGAAAACACAATTAAATCAATTATATAATGAGTTTATTAATAAGAAAAAAATTATTGATTTGAAGAAAATAGATTGTAACTTATTTAGAGTTCAAACTGTTGATACTTCTATTCAAACTGAAAATTTTTATAATCTCAAAATTACTTCTAATCAATCTATTCAAACTATTTCAGATAATTTAGAAGTTTCTACACAAACTATTTCAGATAATTCAGAAGTTTCTACACAAACTATTTCAGATAATTCAGAAGTTTCTACACAAACTATTTCGGATAATTTAGAAATTTGTACACAAACACTACATAATGATATTCGTCTTGAATATCACAATCTTGTTCTCGACGATATGGTTACTGATATCGATAAACCAACTGCACAAACACTACATGATGATATTCGTCTTGAAATTCATAATCTTGTTCTCGATGATATGGTTACTGATATCATTGACGATATTATAGAAGATATTTGAAAATCATCCAAAAGTAGTCCCTATTATTTCGATTCTTATACCAAAAGACAAAAAATGAAAATTAAATAGTTTTACGATTTAACACTATTTAATTTACGATGTAAGTTTCTTATCCTCATTTTTCGGTACTTTCTGAACTATTTGGAAAATCTTAAAGTCAATATATATATTTTTTAGATGTATACTTTTGTACACTTTTGTACACTTTTTTTGATAATATTTACTATCTTAGAGATAATAAATATCATACGATGTATACTTTTTGTACACTTTTGTATACTTTTTGTATACTTTTTGTATACTTTTTGTATACTTTTTTAAAATCTATTAAATAAAAAATATTATAGTAGGATATAGAATGAGTAGGATTATCAATAAACGTTGCGAAGTATGTGATAAAGTGATAAAATATAGAACATATTGGAAAAGACATTGTCAAACTAAGAAACATTTACGGAATTTAGAAGTCATCCAAAAGAGATCCAGTAGAGATCCAAAAGAGATCCAAAAGAGATCCAGTAGAGATCCAAAAGAGATCCAAGAGAGATCCAGTAGAGATCCAGTGGATAATAATATTGATATGTTACAATGTAAATATTGTAATAAACAATTTAAACATAAAACAAATAAATATCGTCATGAAAATCATAGATGTGATTCAAAACCATTAGAAACACAAGTACAAGTGATTAATAATAATACTAATAATACAAATAGTAATAATACTAATAATACATTAAATCAAAATCAAACTACTAATAATAATCAAATAACATTAAATGTGTATGGAGAAGAAACAATACCTAGAAACTTTTTAACAAATGATTTATTTGAAAAATTAAAATTATGTGAAGGAGATTTATCAAAAACATATTTATTATTAAATGATGAATTATATTTAAAAAATAAGAAAAATGATAATATTAAATACACAAACATACAAAGTGAATATTGTCAAATATTATCAAAAGATAATGATTGGATTTTAAAAAGATTATTAGAAGTAATGAATGAAAGAGGAATAGTAGTAAAGAATGAATTAGAAAAAGAATTAGAAAGAATAATAGAAGAAGAAGGGATAAAAAACAATCGTATAATAGTAGATCCTAAAATGAAACAATTACAAATAATGTATATGCCTATGTCAAAATTTCAAGATAATATAAATGAAGAAGATGAAGAAATGAAAGAATTATATAAAAAATATCAACTTGAATTATATAATTTAAAAAAGAAAAGAAAAAAAAGAATAGAGAGAATTATAGAAATATAAATAAAATTTAATAACATTAGATATTAAGAATGATTTTTTTTTTAGAATCTTTAACAAAAATTGGAATAACAATACTTTTAACATTTGTAACATCAATTGAAAGAGAATTTCGTTCTCATCCAGGTGGAATAACAACACATATGTTAGTAGGTTTAGGATCATGTATGTTTACAATATTATCAATAAAGTTACAACATAATGATGGTGAAAGAGGAGATGTAACAAGAATAGCATCCCAAGTAGTATCGGGTATGGGTTTTTTAGGATCAGCAACAGTATATAAGTCAGATAATTATGTGAAGGGAATTAATACTGCTGCAAGTTTATGGATAGCGACGGCGATTGGGATGGCAGTAGGAGGAGATTTATGGGAATTGGCAGTATTAGGTTCTGGTTCAACAGCATTGATATTATTATTCAATAATTATTATAAAAAGTGTATGGCAAAATATAAAAGAGATGAAGATGAAGAAGAAAGTCGTAATGATATGTTTATAGATGAAGAGAATAATTAATAAAATTTATTAAAAATAAGAAATTAAATATATAAAATGACAGATTTAACTTACGAAGAATTAATTAAAAAGGAAATCGATATATACGATAGAGAGGATGTATTAAAAAATTATCATCTTTATGATAAAAGATTAAAAACAATAAAACAATCGATTATTTCTCATGAAAAAGAAATAAAAAAATTAAAAATATATCACGAAAGAATAATGAAAGACAAAGTTAAATTTTTATTTAAATTAAATCAACCAGAACAATTAAGTAAAGAATGGTTTGAAATGAGAAAACATATGTTAACGGCATCTGACATAGGAGCAATACTAGGATATTCAAAATATGATAGTCGGAAAAAAATAATAAGAAAGAAATGTGGTTTAGGGAAACCATTTAGAGGGAATAAATATACATTTCATGGACAAAAATATGAAGAAATAGCGAAACAACTATATGAGTTACGATATGATTTAAAAGTAGATGAATTTGGATTAATTCAACATCCATCAATTGATATATTAGGAGCATCACCAGATGGAATATCAACGACAGGAATAATGTTAGAAATAAAATGTCCATCGATGAGAAAAATAACAGGAATAATACCAGATCATTATTGGGTACAAATGCAAACACAATTACAAGTTTGTCAATTAGATGTATGTGATTTTGTTGAATGTAAAATAACAGAATATGCAAGTGAAGAAGATTATAAAGATGATGAATTTGAAATAGAAGATTATGAATATTTAGATATAATACCACAAATCTTTGATATAGATCATATCAAAGTCCCACATGATAGAAGAAATTATTTAGGATTAGAGAAAGGAATAATCGGAGAGATAAGAATATATGAGAATGATGAATGGAAATCAAAATATTTTTATCCACCATTTGAATTAAATAGTGAAGAACAATTAGAATGGTTAGATGAAAAATCAAGTGAAATAAAAAAATATATAACTGAAATATATTGGAAATTAGAATTCAGTTCAGTAGTAAGAGTAAAAAGAGATGATGAATGGTGGATAAAGACAGATGTAGAAGAAAAATTAAATACAGTCTGGGAAGAAATTTTACAACATAGGGAAGATTTAAAAGATGGATTTGGATTAGAAGTTGATTTTAGTCAATTAAAAATCGAACTACCAGATACAGAATTTTATAAAAATTTACCAGTAATATCCGAAGATGAAAGAGATGATTTTGAAATAGAAGATTGTTTATTTTCAGATAATGAAGAAGATAAACAAATAAAATCAGAAATAAATGAATGTTTATTTTCAGATTCTGAATAAAATAAATTAATAATAATTATGTAATTATTATTAATGAAATTAATAAATCGTATTTTAAGGTTTTTTCAATCCAATGAAACGATTGAATATATTGATATTAAACCGATTGGAATCATAAGATATATTCCGTTAGAAGAAATCGTTGTTGATTACTATGAAAAAACGAAAGTTCTAAAAATTTTAACAAAACATTTTTACGAAGAAGGTGTATCATTAATAATAATTGAATATATTGGTATTTGTAATCGTTGTGAATCTTGTAATAAACCTTATTATAAAAGTTGGATAAGATTACCATGTGATCATTATATTCATAAAAACTGTTTTCCAAAAAAATTAAGGCGATGTCCTAAATGTAATGAAAAAATATAAATGATTTAAAAATAAAAAACCAATTATAATTATAATAATGTTTAAAGAAATAGAAAAGATTAAAAAAATAATAGAAGATAAAAGAAAGGAAATCGAAGAAAGGAATAACCGAGAAATGACAAATCAAAGAAAATTTTATAATCAGAAAATGTTAGGAATAAACGTATTATCATTTGGAAAAGATATAGAAAAATATCAAAGAGAAATAAAATCAATAGAGAATAATAATTTATATTGGGTGGCATGGAAAAATTATCAAAATTTAATATTTGATCCTAAAAATATGAAATGGAGAATAATACCAATATGTGCGTGTATGCCATCAAATAAAAAAGAGAATTTAATATGGATAACAAATTGTGAAAAATTTATACCAAATATTTATAATTATGTAAGATCCCTAAAAGGAGTAAGAAGTGCAATAATAAGTAGAATGGGAACTAATACGAAATTACATGAACATCGTGGGTGGGCATGTGTATCAAACCATATATTAAGATGTCATTTACCAATAATAGTTGAAAATAAAAAATCGGGAATAATAGTATTTGGAGAAAAACAATATCATGAGACAAAAAAATATATTATATTCGATGATTCAATAGTACATACTGGATTCAATGAATCAAAAAAAGATAGATATGTATTAATAATAGATTTTGAAAGACCAAAAAATGCAGATAAAGGTATATCCCGAGTCGAATTCACAGAAGGAATAACATTTCAAGATGTAACTAATAATTTTAATAAGATTAATAAATATTATGGAAATTTAAAATAATCATTTACGTAAGTGTGGAGGAATATATTTTCTTTTTTTCTTAGGAGGAGATTTAGATTTTTTCTTAGGAGGAGATTTAGATTTTTTCTTAGGAGGAGATTTAGATTTTCTAGGAGGAGATTTAGATTTTCTAGGAGGAGATTTAGATTTTTTCTTAGGAGATTTATTTTTTTTATTTAAATGATAATTATGAAATTCTCTAAAATAAAATAAAGAATTCTCGAACCAATCATATTTACTATTCTTATTAATATATTTAAAAATAATACCATTTACTTGATTAAAAAAGTGTTTATTATCAAGTTTTGGAATAATATATTGATCTACAATATCTTTATTTCTAATTTTTTTATTCAAACCTTTTTGACCTTTAATATACCAAATTAATTCATTAATTTCTTGACTTAAATTCCATCTTTTATTTTTAAATTGATTAGTATATTCTAAACTTAATTTATCGATATTACTAATTACATTTTTATTATGACGAACCATAATATTAATGACGTTATTAAAAGATATCCAACAAAGTTTATCCATTTCTGGAAATCGTTCATTACTATTAATTAATTTATCAAAATTTCTATATTCAGATGGGGAACATCTATAATATGCAGTTGCATAATTAACTTTGTAATTTGGATCTATATAAATTTTTTTCATATCTAAAATATGACCAGTTTCTTCTTCAAATTCTTGTTTGACATTTTCTTGAAGAGAAATATGTTTTTTTAAATTACCGCCAATAAGAACTAATTGACCTGGGTTCGAATGAATATAACCAGAACGTTTGTTATATTTTTTTTTAAGACCCATTAAAACAAAAGTTTCTTTTTTATTTTTATCAATATAATATGGTAAACAATATGTGTGAGCTATTTTCATAATTTTGATTATTATATATTATAAATATATTTAAAATTGAAAAAAATAATTTATTAAAAGATGAAATTCTGTGACTGTGGTAGTTATTTATTTAAAAAAGAAATCATCAATAAAGAGAATAAAAAGGAATTAAATTATTATTGTAAATGTTGTGATTATCAAGATTTATGTGATGATTATAAAATCTATTCAAAAATTTATAAGAATAATAATATGATAAATAATGATAAAGAAATTAATAAATTGAAAATTAATGATAAAACATTACCGGAAATCAAGATTAAATGTAAAAAATGTAAAAAAACCAATGAAAATAAATATGAAATACATTATACAAATAATTCATATCATCGAAATATCATTTGTAAAAAATGTTTTACAAATTGGTTAAAATAAATTAAACTTAAATAAATAAAAAAACTCATTAAAGTATATATTAAAAATGGTTAAATTTATAATTATCAATAAATCACAAAATGTTTTAGAAGAAGAATTAGATGAAGTATCAATCAAAAACATACATGCTTTATTACAAAATAATAATAAAGAAACACAAATGAAAAAGATCCAAACATGGGAATTTGATGAAGATACAGTAATATGTTTTGGATATATTGCAGGAAAAGAAAAAGAAATAAATAAATTAGAATTACCAGAACCAATTGAAAATAATCTATATTATAACGAATTGGTATTTTTTTCATTAAATGAAAAAAATGAATATATAAATCTATCAGAAGAAGATTTTGAAGATTTTTATGATATGATTTTTGGTGGATTCGATGATATTGATAGTGATGATTCTGGATATAATTTTGCAGAAGATGAATATGAAGAAGATGGATTTATTGTATTCGATTAAAAGTTTAAAAATTAATATAAAATATATTAATTTTTATTTTCTATGATTATTATATATTTTATTTATTATTATGACTTTTCGTAAACCACGTATAAAATTTGGAACAACAAGTAATTCTATTTATATCGAAGATTTAGATAATGATAAATTTATCATCAAAAATAATGATATAGATGTAATAGCGATAAGTGGAGTAACCACACAACCAACATTACAAGTTAAAAGTACTGAAGCAAAAGTAGAAGTATTTAATACAACATCAGAAGGTAATTCATATGCAGAAGTTAGTATGGGAATAGTATCTGGAGATAAATGGAAATTATCTGGGGGATTAGAAGATAAAACAGATTCTGATTATAATTTTCATATAATAAAAAATAATGATGAATATTTGACAATAAACGATAATGGAAACATAGGAATCGGAATAACAAATCCAAATTATAAATTAGAAGTAAATGGAGCGGCAAATATTAAAGAAAATTGTTTTGTTCAAGGAAATTTAATAATAAAAGGAATAACTGCATCGGCGGCAGAAATCACGGATAATTTATGGACGGAAGCAGGTAATGGAAATATATATTCGTCAAATTCAATAAATATTGGAATAGGAACAACAAATCCTCAAAACAAAATAGATATAAATGGTAGTATGGGAATATCAGGGAATCTATATGCAAATGCAGATGAAATATATAATATTGGTTCGTCAACAAATAAATATGATAACATATATATTAAAAAAGTTTATGTTGAAGATATCGAAATAACAAAATTAAATAATAAATTTAATATAAATCTTGGAACCAGAATAAATGGAAATTTAGATGTGGAAGGAGATTTAAACGTATATGGAAATGCAGTAACATTTGATATAGAAACAATACAGGTTGAAGATGGTTTAATACAATTGGCATCAAATAACATAGGTGACGTAATTGATTCTGGTTTTTATACTCAATTTGTAGAAAGTGGGGTAACAAAATATAGTGGTTTAATAAGAGATGCTAGCGATGGAACATATAATTTATTTACAGATCTTGAAACAGAACCAACCACAGTATTAGATAAATCTGGCAATGGATATTCTAATGCAGATTTAAATGTCAAAGACTTTAATAGTATAAATATAACTAATACATCTTTAATTACTTGTCAATCATTAAATGTGACTGGAAATACAGATATTAAAGGTATATTGACAGTGACAGGAGGTTTGACATTAAATAATACTTTAGATGTTACTGGTGAAATTAAAGCAACAATTTGTAATACAACTGGTGCCATAGGACATATATTAGTTGATTCATTATCAACAAACGGATTATCTACAACAAATTATACAACAAATAAATTAACTTTTAATACAATATCATCTATGGAAGATGATTTACAACATTATATGATACATATCCGTGGAGAAATTACAGGGGATGGAAATCAACCAAATATAAGTTGGAGGGCAATTGATACACTCGGAGAAATTAATGATGGAAATTCATATCATAATGAAATTATTACAAATTCTGGAAGTAATGTAATATCATCAAGTAGAAGTACATATGGAGATTTGATATGGAGTGAAGGATCTTCAAGTAGTAAACGAATATTCACAGCAATTTTAAATCTATGGATTGGGACATCAACAAGACCATATGATACATCGATAATTGGTGAATCAAAATGTTATTCAATTGATGGAATTACTTCACAAAATAATAAAATTTCATCGTCTTTGACATCTTTGGCAACAATAGATACAAATTTAACAGGAATTGGATTTATTTCTAAAAATAGTGACGCTAATACAAAATTTAATGCAAGAATTTTTAGAATGTTATAAATAAAACAAAAACATATTAATAATTTTTTTATATATTAATAATATATAAAAAACATAATGTCTACTTATTACGGTGTTGAAGAATCAATTTATATTACTAATTCACAAAATGTTGGTATTGGTATTACTAATCCAACTAAAAAATTAGAAGTTGTCGGTGATATTGATACAACAACCGATTATAATATTAGTGGTGTACAAGTTTTATCATCAACTACTTTAGGAAGTGCTGTTGTAAATGCATCTTTGACTAGTAATACTGGTGATTTAACTAATACGGGTAATTTAGCAATTACTGGAAATTTATCTATTGCAAATACTAAAGATATCAAGATAAATAGCGTGACTGTATTAGATTCAACTACATTAGGTAGTGGTATTGTCAATTCTTCTTTAACAAGTGTTGGAACTTTATCATCTTTGGATCTTTCGGGAGATATTACTGGTGTTGGTGCAATTACTGCATCTGGAAATCTTTCCGCAAGTGCAACTACTATTGATAGTTTAATAGTTGATACTACAACTTTAGTAGTAGATGCAACAAATAATAGAGTTGGTCTAGGAACAGCAACACCTTCGACATTATTAGATCTTAATCTAAGTAGTGCTACGACACCTGCATTATTAATAAGAAATGGTAATGCAAATGTTGCAATTAATGATGGTGCACAAATTGAATTTGGATTTCAAGGTAATGCAGATTATTCACATTATATTCATACGAGACATAATAATGTAGGCGCTAATAATGCGATTGATTTTTATGTTTGTGATGGTCTTATATCAAATACATTAACATCTGGGAGTACACATACAATGTCTTTAAATGCTGGTAATGTTGGTATTGGTATAACTGATCCATCTTATGAATTAGATGTAGCTGGAGATATTAATCTTACTGGTGATTTAAGAATTAATGGAGTTGCTCAAGCTTTTGGCGGAGGTTCTTCTGTATGGTCAACTAATAGTACAGTTGCATATTATAATGATGGTAATGTTGGTATTGGAACTAATGCACCAGAAGGAGGTATGATATTAGATGTTAGAGGTAATATGAGATTAGGTAATGGAACATCAGCAGAACAAGATATTAAATATGTTTCGGCAAATGGTAATTGGCAAGTTGGAACTAATGATACGGGTAATGGAACAAGTGGAAATCAATTCTTCATTTATGAAACTGATAATGATTATCTTTTTACAGTCCAAAAAGGAACTGGTGATGTTGGTATAGGAACAAAAACTCCAACTGGAAAGTTACATATAAGAGGTTCTGTTACTAATACAACTGCCTATTCAACTACAAGCCCTCTATTGCGCCTTACTCAAACGAATGCCGCGGATCCATATGATTTCGTAGGTATGGTTATAGAAACTGGTGGTTATAGTCATACAATTGGAATGAGTTTAAATACATTGCAACTTAAAGCAAGAGGAGATACTATTTATGGCGATATGGAATTCATAGTAGGTGCCGGAACAACTACTGCGATGTATATAAATTATCTTGGTAATGTTGGTATTGGTAATAATTCTCCGGCTACAAAGATGGAAATCGAAGATGTTTCGCCAATGTTAAGATTAACAGATTCAAGAAGTAGTATTAGCGGAAGTGGAGTAGAATTAGGCGGAATAGAATTTTATTCACGAGATGCAAGTACTGATAATGATTATGATCCTGTTGCAAAACTACAAATAGTTAGTAGTAATACTACTGTTGCACCAGATGGAACATTCGTATTTCTTAATGGAATTAATGGAGTTTTATCAGAAAGTATGAGAATAACAAATTTGGGAGATGTAGAAGTGACAGGTAAAATATCTAGTGTAAATAGAATGGTACATTATAGAGATGAAAAAACAAGCGGGAGTCATGGAGGTCAAAGAGTGGGTGCCGGATTCAACACACGAACATTAAACACAAGATATGGCGATACTACATTTACTACGTTTACTAATAATCTAATTACTTTTACTGAAAGTGGGACATATAGAATAAAAGCAAGGGCTCCTGGATATCGAGTATATAGACATATGATTTTAATAAAAAAAACTGATGATGCAAATGGAAATAGTGCAGATTTAATGTTTGGATCAGGTTCCTTTTCAAATACATATACACCTTCGTTCCAGACTGATAGTTTTGTAGACAGTGTATTTACTATGACTACAGGAGATGTGATTGCATTACAACATTATTTACAAAGTGGATCAGGTACTCATGATTTGGGTGTAAATGTAAGTCCACCAGCACCTGGAATCGAGGTATATGGTGAAATGTGGATTACAAAATTATCATAATTAAAATCACAATAAAAAATGATCGGAATAACTAAAATATCTTTGAATATTTATGTTAGATTTGATTAGATATAAATAAAAAAAATAAATTAAAAAAAAATCATTAGATATTTTATATAATGATTTTTTTAATAAAAAATAAAAAAATATCTTTATATCTGTACGAATATGTATATGATATAAGAGAGAAAAAAGAATGTCAAATATATAAGATTTTTGAAAAAATGATAATATTAGACTATGGAAAAGAAAAAATATATAAGAACATCAATTATATTGAAAATTTAATTAAAAATAAAAAATGATATAATTATATATTTAAATATGAAAGTTTGTTGCGTAATTTATCATAGTAATATGTTTTTAACATATAAAGAAGATTGGATATTAGAATGTTTAAAGAGTATATATTTACAAACATATACGAAATATGATATAATTGAGATGTGTTATGATAAAAGTGATTTTTCAGTAATAAGAATGTTAAAAGAAAAAGGGTTATTTAAAAAGAATAAATTAATATTTTTAAATAAAGAATGTGTAGATAATATAGAAAGTGAGAATTATATATTTAATTATGCATTTAATAAATTAAAATATGATGTATGTATCAATATAAATCTAGATGATATTTATGATAATGATAGATTTATGTTACAAATCAAAAAAATAGAAGAAGGATATGATATTGTATCATCAGATTATAAAATTTTCCAGAATCATGAAGGAGAAAAATATGAAAGAGAAGTAAAAATTTCGAAAGAATTTAAAAATGACTATGATGAAAGATTATATTATTGTAAAATGATGATAGAAAAAAAAGTAACAATACCATTTAGTTGTTTTACTTTTAATAGAAAATCATGGAATTTAATAAAAAAAATTATGTTTCCTGAACAATTATATTTATGTAAAAATATATTATCAAAAAAAATAAGAATACATACGTGTAATAAATTTTTATTATTTCATCGAATTCATAATAAACAATATTCAAATATTTATAAAAATAAAATAGTTTGAGTCCATAATTTAAATTAATTTTTTAAAAATCAATTTAAATATTTTATATTACAATTTGGATATTTTTTAGCAAATGTTAATAATAAACTTTTTCTTTTTTCCAAAGGTGTTTTCCCTACACCTTTAATTTTAGTTTTTTTAACAATACTTTCTAGCGAATATGATTCACTTTTAGTTAAATTGGATATTTTCATATAATATTTCCAAGTTCCGTTTTTTTTCCTTGCCCTTGTATATTTTGCACCACCTTTAATCTCCCCATTATGTTGTCTTATTCTTTTTTCACTATTATTAGTAACCCCTAAATATGTATATTTAGAATGCGTATTAAATAATAAATAAACAATAAAATCCATATTTTAATCATAAATAATATCAAAAACAATTTTAAATTTTAGTATAGTTCAAAATGATTTCATCGATTAATAAAATAATATTATAAATATCATCAATATCTTTTTTATATTGTAAAATAATAAAATTAATTTCTGGAATATTAAAAATTTGAATTGAAGAATACATTATATTAATATATAATAAGTAAATGTGTAATTTTTTAAAAATAATAAAAAGTTTTAGGAAAAAAAAAAAAATATCGAGAGAATCAACATATTTACGATCTTCGCCAAAAGAGAGATCGTTTCTATTAGATATTTTATCATCATCATCCTCAAGAATATTATTAACGAATGGAGTTCCAAATGAAAAACATCTGAATGATTTAGTATATAAACGTGATTATAATAACAATCCGTTATTAATGGAATATTTATCAGAAAGTGAATTATTACCACCGAGTGTATATTTAGAATCCTGTGAATCTGATGATTCACTTTATTTAAATGGAGGTATATAAAAAATTTTTATTAAAAATATATTAAAAATATATTATTAATTAGTTATATAATGGATTCTTTAATAAAATTAGGAACAAGTTTCATAAAAAAATCGTCTAAATATTATTCTTTTTTTTTAAAAGATTTAAAAAATAATCATTTAATGATAGGAAATTATACAAAAACTAAAAACACATATAGACATATAAATATTGAGAAAAGACCTTTTTATGTAACAAATATAAATATTTGTATATCAGATAATGGAAAATTCAAGGATAATTATTATGGATGCGAATGTAAATTAGAAAATGGAATAAAAATGTATGTTAAAGGATTGGGATATGAAAGAAATATTTTTGGATTAGAAGAACCAATATTAAAAAATACAGATTGGTTAAAATATAATTGTAAAGTCGAATTAATAAAAATTGGAAATACAATTAGTACTTTAAGAATTATTTTTAATTTTCATTCAGACACAGATACTTATATAAGATTATATCCAAGTGAATCAATATGTTTGACATTAAATGATGATTTTTCATCATTATCAGAACAAACAGTTAATATTACAGGACATTATGGAACAAAAGAATAATTTACTGTCTTTTTATATTAACAAAATCTTTAAAAATTAATTTTAATTTTATAGAATTAATTCTTTCATCAAAATCTGGGAAATTTTCATCTAAAAATAAATGTTTTGGGTCACCCGCTTTAGTATATGCTTTATCTTTAAAAAAACTAAAATCGTAACTTGTACCGCTTGCAGGATGATCTCCTTGTAATATATCAAATTTTTTAAAACTAATTAAATCATAATCAACAAAAATTGGAATAAGATCACCTTTTTTAATATAAATTTTGATATTACCTAAACCGTTATAAACAAAATTTTTGCGAGCTTTATTAATAACAATATTTGCAGGTTTTAAATCATTATGAAACATACCTTTACGATTACAAACAACGGAAATATAATAAATTTGACAAAATAAACTACCTAATTGTTGAAAACTATAAATTACTTTATGCATATCATCATCTAAATTATCAGAAGTTTTTTTATTAAAACTTGCATTTTGCATCATATATGAAATTTTTACATCGTCAATTTCTTTTTTTTTAAAAATACAATATTTGCAATCTTTAATCTTTAAGAAATTATTAGGAAATAATTTAGATGTTCTCGTAACATATTTAGTAATATCTTTGCAATATTTTTGTAATCTAGGAAAATAAAAAGAATTAAACATTTTAGTCTCTAACATATTAGACTTTATAAGATGAGTTTCTCTATATAAAAATTTTGTATTTAATTTAATATCTAATACGCCACTTGCACCTCTTTTACCATCTTTAATAATTTTAATAGGACAATCATTATATTTATTTAAATATTTTGAACCTTTTTTATTACCTTTTCTATATTTAGGAATATTTTTCAATTTAGCAATAAAAGTATTATATTTGATTAAATTATCAATAGCTCTTTTTTTCTGTGATTGATGTGCTGGACTAATAAACATTTCTTCACTATCATCAAAATTCAATGTAAGATTCATTTTAATTATATAATAAAATAATTTTTTTTTTTTATTATATATATTTTATATATTTTATAAATTAATTAACGATTAATAGATTTTGGATTATGTACATTTTGATAACTATGTAAAGATTGAGTATATGGATTTTTTTTGAATGCTTCAACGAAAAGTGGATTAATACGATCATTATTAAATTGACGATCACCATATACTTGTTTTTGTCTAGTAAATACACCATTATTATATTTGTTAGTAGGACCAGGGGCAGTAGGATTATAATGTTTAGTAAATGAATAAGTATTTAATTGATTTTTTCTTAAAACATTATTGTATTGTTTTTTCGAAGGTCCACTTTTAGCACCTTGTGATACTGGTTCTCTTCTTTTAATAGTTTGTTCTTTTAAGGCATTAATTTCTGCATTATAAAAATTAAGTCTTGAAGATTGTTGACCTGATTCAGAACTACCTTTGACTCCACTATATTCTCTTGAAGTTTGTTGACGAATAGTAGTTTTTGCTTCATCATTTAATGAAGATTTATGAGCAGTGAATCCTTCTTTATTACCAGAATAAGAAGATAAAGTTTGTTGTTTAATAGTATTACGTGCTTTATCATTTAAAGACATTTTATGTGCATGTTCTGGTCCACCAAGATTAATATGACTATGTTGATGATATTCAGTTTCTTGTTTAATAGTATTTTTTGCAATATCATATGGATTTACTACAGGATTATTAATAAGAGATTTTGTGTTAGTATGACTATGAGTATGATATTGTGTTTCTTGTTTAATATTATATCTTGCTTTATCAGAAAAAGGCATAGTTTGTGCGTTATCTCCACGTTTTGGTCCTTTGAATTTAGCAATAGCAGCTGCGTATTTATTACGTTCTACATGTTTTAAAACGATAGCATCTTTATTTAAAATAGTGCTTGCCGAAACTGCACCTTTATTTGGCAGTTGTTTTCTATTAATATGAGATAAAGAACCACTTTGTCTATTAACATTGACGACAGAAGATTTTCCTCGTAAACCGACAAAATGTTTTTCACCTGCGATTCTACCTTTATAAGTTTCTTTTGGATTAACTCTTAAATCATCAACATTCTTTTGTTTAGGTCTATAAGAATCATGGAAACCAATATTGGTAGTTAATTTATCAGCATCTGAATTTAATCCAGGGCCGACTCGAATTTGTTCAAAAGGTAATTGATTAGTTTTAGTATACATTGAAGCCACATAACGAGAAGTATCTCTTTTTATACTATTTTGGCCATAAATATTTTGTTTTACGGGTTTGAAAAGCATTTTACTTTCTTTTTTATGCCTAAAGGCTACATCGGAACCAGTAAAATGACCTAATTTTGTTTCATTGGCATTTTCATTTAAATTTTGTTTAACAGAACTTCCAAAAAACGGTTCCATATTACTATGTCCTTCATAAACATTAACACCTTTACCGTAAATACTATTTTTAATAGTTTTAAAACCTTTTTGACCATTATTAGAAAAAGAAGGAGTATTATATTGCATAGTATTTTGTGTCATATTTTTTTTAAGTATACCAAATTGTTCAACATCATTTTCATTTAAAAGACTAAAAGAATTATCAATAACAGAACTAGAAGATGAAGGAAATCGAGTAGTACTTATTTTATTATTTTTATTAATATCTTTTTCACTTTGAACAATAGATTTATCTTTATAATAATTTTTTTTATTAATTAATAAAGTATCACCATTAACAATGCCGGTTTTCATTGGTTTTTCAGCATCTTTATAATTTTGAGTAGCTTTTTTAAAAACTTTTTCTTGAACTTTATCTAAATGTCTAGAAGAATAAATATTATCACTTGAAGATAATTCATTTGGAGAAACAATATTATCATTTTGTAATTCATTATTTTTCACACGTTTTTCTTTGTTAAGATAATATCCTAACCCAGCTATAGCACCAATAAGTAAAGTTTCCATTAATATAGTATATATATTTAATATATATTATATTTATTATTTTATTTTTTAATTTTATTTTTTAATTAATTACATCCACATCCGCCTGAAGAAAAGTTTTCTTTTTTAGGTTGAGGTTTTTGTGCTGGTTTTTGTGCTGGTTTTTTTTGTAAATGAGCTGCGAAACCGACGAATTCATCCATTGGGCTTTTGAATTCTGATGCTGGTGGTAAATGTCTGCTTTGATCTTGTATAACTGGTAATTTTTGTTTATAATTATCTCTAGAATGTAAACGAGTATTTAAACCAATATATTGATTACTACTAATTCTTGAGAATGATTGAGGATCTAAACATAAAGATTCGAAACGATCAATTTGTTGTTCTCTTTTATAAACTGGTGCTTCTAATAAAGGATAACGTCTAGATAAATCAGTTTTAGTGCATTTTTCTAATACAGGTTTATTTTTATAGATAGGTTTATTATTTGGGAATTGAGTTTTAGGATCATTAGAATCTTTTCTAATTAAATTAAATAAATCAGATTCTGCGGTAACCATATCATTATTATCTGAAATTCTATATTGTCCACGACTAGCATGCATTTCAGGTGTTTCTTGGAAACAAGTTTGATTATTATAAGTAGCATTACTTAATAAACTATATTTACCAGCTTCAGTTGATTCTAATAGATTATGTTGGTATGCTTTTTCGTCATAAATTTTTCGAGAATAAGACATTATGTATTTATTATATTATAAGAAAATATTTTATTATTTAATAAAATTGAAAAAAATAATAAAAATAAAGCAATGAATAAATATAAAATTTTAGAAATCTTGATGACATTAAATATGTATATATATTTAATTTTCAATGAAATATTATTATTTACCACTTTAATTTTATTAGTATTAACAGGATTTACAAATATTTATAATTTTATACAATTTAAAGAAGGATGGATTATAATTGTATATATTTTAGTAAATTATTTTTTTTTAATGTGTAAAATAGATGAAGTATACTTTCTATTTGTTTTTAGTAAAAGAAAAATAGTATTAAAAAGAAATTTTAGAAAGTTATTATTTTTAAATATTATAAATTTGATCTTTATGGCTTTTAATGTATTTAATCTAAGTTTTATTTTAATGATACCATATGTAATTCATTTTATATGTTTAATAATATTAAGAATCGAACTATATTATGGTAAAAGAATAACAAAAAAAACAGATCGGAGAATAGAAAATAGAATGCGATATCAAATGTAATTTATTTACAAATTTTTTTATTAATATCAGAAGAAGTTTTCTGATTAGATGGATTAAATTTTTTAGAAGGACATTTGCTTAAAAATCGAGATCGATTAGTTAAGTCTGATTCAATATCAACTAAATTAATATTTGGTCTAATAATGCTTCTAAAATTATTTTGTATCATTTGTGTATTATTTAATAAACATTCATTTTTATGTACAAATTGTGTTTGATCTAATATATATTTAAAAGTTTTATTGTTAATTTCTTTCTTATTCATATTTAATTATATAAATAAGAAATATTTTTAAATTATTGTTTTTTATAATTTTTTCTACCATAATTAGATGTAGAAATACCTTGTATATTAAAACTAGGTTTAAAGTTTTGTTGTGGATGACAAGATAAATTTGTAGAAGTTAAAAAACCTTTATGATTATTATCAACACATTGATGTAAATTTGGATTAACATATCGTTCATATGTGACCTGTTCTGCTAATTTATCTAAAGGTTTTGTATAAAAGTTTCCTCTAGTTAATTTATCATCGACTGCAACATTTCCTCCTGGTCCTTTACCATCATTAATACCTTGATAAAGATAAATTGCATTAATTTTAGAATTAGAATGATTATTAATGTTTCTAAAATTAGTATTTTGATATTTAGAAAAAGTATTATTTGCATCACTTTGTGTTTTTTGGAAACATTTTTCACTATATAAATCAGTAGATTGATTTATAGAAACGTCTTTAACATTTGTTTTAAATGCTTCATCGAAATTAGCAAGATTTAGAGACATAGTATATATATTAAAAATATATTAAAAAATAAAATTTATTCATATATATATTAATAATAAAAACCAATATGAGTGAGATTTTTGGAATTTTAAATTTAGGCAATACATGTTATATAAATGTTAATATCCAAATGATATTAAATTGTAAAGAATTAAATGAATTATTATTAGAAAAATTTGATTCAGTAAATACAAGTGAATTATTATATTCATATTTATGTATCTTAAAAAGATTAAAAGAAATTAAAAATGAACAACAAATTGAAGTTGATAATTTAGAAAGTAAAGATGATAAGATATGTATTCGAAAATTAAGATTAACATCATTTATTGAAAAATTCAGAAGGATTTTCAGTCAAGTTTCATTCAATCAACAAGATTGTTTAGAAGGGTTAACATTTATATTAGATAATTTTCATAATAGTTTAATTTATAAAGGAGATGATTATAGTATTATAATGAATAATGTTAGATATAATAATGAAATTATGAATACATGTATTAATCAGTTTAAAAATGATATAGAGAAGGATCATACACTATTATTTAATTTATTTTATTCATATGTATCAAATAGTATTAAATGTAATGATTGCGAACATACGATTTATAAAGTAGAAAAATATAAAGAATTATCATTAGATATTGATAGTGAAGTTGAAGCTAATAATAATTTAGATAAAATGTTTGATAAATATTTTCAACCAGATAAATTAGAAGGTTATAAATGCGATAAATGTAAAAAAACAAATTGTTGTAAAACAAGTGTCTTATTAAATACTCCTAAATATTTAATCGTACAATTAAAAAGATTTGTATTTCACCCAGAAACAATGCAATTTGAAAAATTGACTACAGCAATTGAATATCCATTATTTTTAGATGTAGATAATTATTTAATAAAAAATAATATTAATGCAAATCTAGATGAAAAAAATATATTCAACTTAAATACAATAATTAATCATTTGGGAAGTAGTTTTAATGGAGGACATTATACATCTTTTCATAAAATTCAAGATAAATGGTTTTATGCAGATGATGAAAGTATTGGAGAAGTTAATAAAGAAACTATTTTTACAAATAGACATAAACAGAATGCATATATTTTAATTTATGAGAAGCAAGTTTTTAATGAACAGTTGTAATAACTATAGAAATGTTATCTTTTGATTTTTTTATAGTATAAATATATTTTAATAACATATTTAATGATTCGGTATAATTATGACTAATAAGCGCAGTATTAAAAAAATCAACTATTTCAATATTTGATGCAAAATCAAATAAACCATCTGAAGCTTGTAAAAAATATTTAATATTATCCGTTTTTCCTTCATAAATATCTGGGTCAGGTTTAACAAAAACTTTTAATTTTTTATCACCAAAAGCCCTTGTTAAACCTAAAATACCATTTACTCTTCGTTTTATAATTTTACCACCTAATAGTTCTATTCTTATTTTTTCTTTTAAATTATCTGGTCTATGATCTATTGATAATTGTTTAAATTTATTATTATTATATATAGCTAAACATCTAGAATCACCAACATTCGCTAAATAATACTTATTGATATTTTTATTAATTATCAATAAATTGCATGTTGATCCGGAATTAAAATAAGTTCTTAAAAAAGATCTATTTAACATTTTAAATGAAATAAATATTGATTTTTTAATTTCATAATTTTTTTTTAAATTATTAGTAAAATAAGAATATATATTTTTTTTTAAAAATTCAGAACAATGATATCCTCCGTGACCATCTAAAACACAAGAAAAATTAAATAAATTATTATTATTTATAACAATTCTATCTTCCATATGATCTCTTTTACCTTGTAAAAGACAACTATAATTATTAATAATTATTTTTCTAACTTTCTTATTTTTAAAATAATTTAACACATTTGTTATTTTTTTTTTATAATTTTTTTTATTTTTTTTATTTAAGAAAATATTTTTTAATATTGGATTATATTCATAATTTGTAATTTCTGACGCTTGAATACTATATATTTCTGTTAAAAAAATAAAAATATCTGTTTTGTTTTTGTTTTTATAATAAGAATAATAATCTTTTTCAAGATTAAATAAACAATCAAATAAATCTTTTTTTGAAAGTTTTTTATTATTTAAATAATAAATAACTTGAAATCTCATATCGTTTATACTATTTTGTCTATTCATTCTATATATTCTATATATTCTATAATATTAAAATTGATTATCAATGTTATTATAACTAACAAATAATACATTTAAAAATTTTACAATGTCTTCTTTTATTAACTTTTGTGAGAAAAAATCAATCAAATTAAAAATCAATGAACTCAATGAACTTGAAAACCAAATGAATAAATATTATTTATCTAATAAAATTAATATTTATAAATTAAATCAAATTCAAGAAATAAATAGTAAATATTTATTAACTATTAAAAAACAAAACATATTGAAATTTAAACTATTATTAACAACAATGTTTAACAAACATTATTGTATTTTCATATTTGAACAAAACAATCAATCATATTATTTCAATATTAAATTTAGATTTAATGAAGTATTGTTTTGCGGTACATTATTTGATGGCGAGATGGTTAAAAATGAGAAAGGATGTTGGGTATATTATATTTCTGATTTATTATACTACAAAGAAAAATATTTACATGAACAAAAATTCTCATATAAATTAAAAGTATTATATAATATATTAAAAGATGAATATACTTATGATTCATTTTTTAATGTTTGTCATATTCAAATAAAAAGTTATTTTTTATTTAATCATTTACATTTCATCACAGATGATTGTGATATTCAATTTATTCCAGAATATTCTAATCAAAAAACATTCGAAACATCTATTAAATTTAACAAAGATAATATTAAAGTTTTCGTTGAAAATCAAATCAAACATTTTACTATTCAAAAAACTAATACTCCTGAAGTTTATAATTTATTAGATTCAAATAATCAATTTGATAGTATTGCTTGTATTAATTCCTTAAAAATATCATTATTTATAAGGAAGTTATTATTGAATGAAAAATCTGTTCAAATCAAATGTAAGTATAATACTTTTTTTAAATCTTGGATTCCAATAATTTAAATTACATTTCTTCGATCTTTTCTAATTTATCAGAGTTTGCTGCTTTTTGTGCTTCTTCTGATGATTTCTTTAAGAATTGAATTCCTTTAAATAATAATGCTGATTCTTCTAAAGAATATGCACCACGTTTTTGTGCGATTTGGATACCATCTACTAATAATTGCATAGCTTGAGGAAATGATGTGATTTCAGTTGGTTGTTGAGGTTGTTGAGGTTGTTGATTTTGATTCATTGTTTATTATATTTATATATCTTCTTTTTTTTTTATATTATTTTAATTTTTAATATAAAAAAATTTTTTAAAAAATAACTTATGTTATGGACTTAATTTATTGTTTTCCACATTCACATTTTCCTTTACAATCACAGTTTTTTGCTGGTTTTGATGCTGCTTGTTGTGCAATTGGTGCTTCCATTTGTGCATCCATATTATATCCAGAAATTCCACCTAATTGACCCATTTTTTCTAAATCAAATTTAGCTGCTGGATTTTCTAATGAAAATTTTTCTGCGACAATTTCTGCTTGTTTTCTTGGTAATACAATACCTACAATATCAGAAGCAATACTTTGTGCTCCATCAACTACTTTATTACTTAAATCTTGAGCAAAATCAACTACTTGATCTGCCATTTTATTTGCATCATTAGCATATCCTAATTTGACATAATCTAATGCTTTATCATCAACGAAATCAGTTGCTTGATTAGTTAAATCTTGTGCTCCATCTAAGATTTCATTTAATAAATCTTGTGGGACATCGACAACAGCATCTAATAAATCGTGGACATCTTGTGCGGTTTCCATTCGATTTAAACTTACCATTGATAAGGTGAAACCTACAGCGATCATTAATGACATCATAGGATCTTTAATACCGGTATAAATAATTAAAAATAAGACAATCATTTTTACAACTGCGTTTTTAAATAATTTTGCCATAAAGTTTGGTAATTGCGGTGCAATCATACCTGCGTATAAGACTAGAAATAATTTTAATCCACCGGCAACATATTGATTCTCAATAAGTTCTAAAGGTTTCATTGCAGCTTTCATTAGTTGTTTAAATAATTTATTCATTTTTTACTGTTTTTTATATATTTATATAATATTTTTTTTTTTTAAAAATGAATTAAAATAATAATAATAAAATGAATGATCCTTTAGATGACTTATCATATTTAGATAATTCTATACAAGATAATAATGATCAAGTGAAAATTAGGGAACATAAATTAATTATTCTTTTACTATGTTTTTTCTTTTATATTATATATTTTGTACTTATACATTATCATAAATTAATTTGTTTAAAAATAAAAAAATGTTTTCAAAAAAAAAATATTAAAAAAAAAGAAAATATTTCTTTCGTATAATCTAAATAAAAAAATAAAATTTATATTTATATTTTTATAATTCATATAATCTAAATGTTTCATATTCCATTAACAATTCAAAAACTTCATGAACTTGAAGAAGACGATGATCCCAACCTACATGAAAAAAAACAAATTTTTGAATGTTTAGAAAAAAATTTAAATCTGAAAATTATTAAATATGAACTTATTTCAATGGGTTCTCACGGTGTTGTTATTAGTCCTTCTTTTGTTATTAACCAAACTAAAGAATTAATTAGTAATACCCATAATTTTATTTCTAAAGTTTTAAATCTTGATAATGAAGAAGAATTTTATATTGAAAAAGAAATTTGTATTTCAAAAAAATTAAAAAAATTAGATGAAAAATATGAACATTTTATTTATCCTTGTTCTTATGAAAAAATTGATAAACATTTTTATAATATCATTATGAAAAAAGGATTTGATTTTGAATTAAACCTACAACAACTTCAGTTCAAACAATTACTAAATTGTATGTATAATTTAGTAGATTCGATAGAAATATTAAGCGATAATAATATATTACTACTTGATATAAAACCAGATAATTTTTTATTTAGTGAAATTACTGAACATTTTTATAAATCAGTTATTATTGATTTTTCTGGAGAATTATTAATAGAATCTTTACAAGATTTCAATCAATATTTAGATAATTTTGAATTTTTTTGTCATGATTTTTGGCCTATTGAAATAACTATTCTTTTACATCGCGTTGGTTTAAAACAAACATATGAACCGAATGTTAAAAGACACGAAATAAAAAAATATAATAAATGGAAGAAACATAAATTAGGTAATAACATTCAAAATAATACTAATTATGAACTACAAATTTATCATCATTTAATCAAAGAATTAAGTAATATTGATAAAGGTGTTGATTCTGATTTATATCAAAAAATAATGTTATATCAGATTGGACGAAGCTTCGATTTTATTTTACATAAATACGTAAAAAAACTAAAGCTAACTAGAATACAACGTGTTATTTTTTCAAATATCATCAAGTCTATTACCGATGAAAATTATTTTGTTAGATTGAATATTAAAGATTTTAAAATATTACTAAAGAAATATATTCCTAATCATAATTGTTTAATTAAAATTGATAAAATTTTATAATTAAAGTTATTTATTATGAAATGTTATTTATAAAAATTTTTATAAAATTTTTAAAATTTAAATTTTTTAAAAAAAAAAAATATTATCAAGTTTACGAAAATAGTATATCATCATCATATATAGAATTTGAATATGAAATTACCTATAATAGAAAAAAAGAACAAAACGGTTTCATTCAATTTAGATAAAAATATAATTATTGAATATGAAAGATATTTTATAAAAAAAAATTTAAAAACTAGACATATTCTTTTATATACTTTTTTATATAAAAATATAAAAAGTGAAAAAATGAAAAAATATTTACCCAACCCAACTCATGAAACATTTTTTCAAATATTACGATTTGAAAATTATTTCATTGAAATACAATATTATCTTAATAAAACACAGAAAATTTGTATACTAATAAATCATAATATACAACTACCTGGATTTTATTCAACATATTTAAATATAGATAATAATGATGAAACACGTTTCATTATTATAAATTATATTAGAAAAATTTGTTTTAATAATAATATTTATTAAAAAAATATATTCTATAATTATATAAAATAGAATATGTTTTCAAATATTTTCATAAATATATTAATGGGTGTTATATGTTACTTTGTCTTTGAAAAATATAACTTAAAATATAATTTAGAAAATGGCTTAATTGTTATACTATCTTGTTTAGTTTTAAATAAATTATTAAAAAGAGTTGAAGGTTTTGAAGATGGCGAAGAAGAACCACAAATGGAAGAACCTTCAATGGAATCACCACAAATGGAAGAACCTTCAATGGAATCACCACAAATGGAAGAACCTTCAATGGAATCACCAGATCAAGAAGATAGCCCTTCTATGACCGAAGATGTTATCGAAGAAATTTCAATGGAAGAACCACAATCTGAAGAACCACAAATGGAAGAACCACAATCTGAAGAACCACAATCTGAAGAACCACAAATGGAAGAACCACAAATGGAAGAACCACAAATGGAAGAACCACAAGCCAAAGAACCACAAGCCAAAGAAGAAGAAGAATCTGAAATCAAACCATACTCTTCAGAAGAATTAAAAAAATTACAAAGTAAATATACAATTATGCCTGTAGAATCTTGGATTAAAAACGAAATTAGTTTAATGAATGAATCACAAAAAGAAGGTAATAAATCATGTGCATGTCCTACTTTATCACGAGCAAGTAACGATTATTTAGAATTTTAAATTTATTATAATAAAAAATTTCAATTAAAATTTATTTTTTAATTAAAATTAAATAAGATGAAAATATTATCAATTATCCTTACATCAAGTAAATATAAATTATTATTACGATGCATTGATACTGTTATCAATCAATATCCAGTTAATTTCGAATATAAAGTCGTTATTAATGTAAATACAACAAACGAAGAATATTTTAATAAAGTAAAAAAGGAGATACCTATATTATATAAAAATCATAATTTGTCAATTATTCGTACAGAATCCAATGGATATCCAGGTAAAGGTCATAATTCTTGTTTGGAAATATTTAAAAGAAACCCAGTGTTTGATTATTTATTAATGATTGATGGGGATGATATGTATTATCCTTGTGCATTTCAAAGATTTGAAAAATTTTTAAATAAATATCCAGATATGGATTTATTACATATGATGTTAAATGATAGAGTTCATTTTTCAAATGAAGATAATTTCAATTATAAAAACTTAACATTAAATTATAAATTAATTAGTGCTTTTGAAGATAGTAAGAATTGGTGGATGAGTCATAAAATGGATACCCCGTTTGTAGGATTAATTGGAGATAATAAAACCCCATCAAGAATTGTATTATGTAGTAGAAACATATTTGAAACAACTGTACCTATTTTATATAGTGAAGATATGAAATTATACGATGATTATGTTGCATTTTTAACATTTTATGAAGCACAATTAAGAAAAGAACTTAATACTTATAGTTGTTCTGATACTTATATTTATTTATATAATTCATTAAATGATGATAGTGCAAGTTATAAATTCAAAGATAAAGAATATGAACAAAAAGTATGGGATGCAGAAATATCAAAATTTACAATGGTTTTACAAGATAATTGGAATATAAAAAAATTACCTTTTGCTGTAATAAATAGACCAGAAAATTATACAACATTGGATAAAATATTTTATTGTGAAAAACATGTAATAAGTCATGAAATAAAAGAAAATATTCAAAGATATGAAATTTTAAATAAACTGGATTATACTAAAAAGGAAGATTTACAAAAGGCAGAATTTATTTTATTATATTTAATAAAATCAGGTATTGATACTGAAGAAAATATTTTGAAATTAATTCAAATTTATTTTAGATTAAAAAAAGAAAATTCTGGGTTTTTATATATCTTTCGTTTAGAAAGAATGTCTCCAACACAATCAACTTATGAATTCATATTTGATTTGTTTTATAAACATAAATTATATTGTAGATGCATTAAATATTATAATATTTTAAAAAGATATGGTGATATTACTAAAGAAATACAAGATAATAAAAATATCATTGATTCTCTTAGTTATAAGAAAGAAACATATTATGCATTTAAAAAAGCAAAAATTAATTTTGAAACAGATCCTAATAAAAAATTATTAGTTTATTATACTGGTTTCTCTGGACCTTATAATGGTCATAATTATGGTACTAAAGAAGTATATGGTAGTGAAATAGCGGCAATCAAAATTTGTGAAAAATTAACAACGGAATATAATGTTATTGTATTATGTGAAACTGAAACTAATATTGTTCATAATAAAGTTTTTTATATTCATTATAATACTTGGGAAATTTTACGAAGTTATTTTAAAATAGATTATTTAATCGTTTCTCGATTTATTAGTTGTGTTTTAGATATTAATTTATTAGATATTGAAAATGTTTATTTCATATTACATGATTCTCGGGTACATAGTCAATATTATAGTAAATATATCCCAATGTTTGGTATTCCATTATTTTATAATTATTATAAAAAATTCAGTGAGATTTTTTTCGTATCTGAATGGCAAAAAAATAATTTGGAATTAATTTATAATTTAATTAATGAAAAATTAGATAATGATAATTTTAAAATTTTAGGTAATGGAATTAATACTATTAATAACATTGATAATAAATTTGAAAATAAAGATAAATATAAATTTATATATTGTTCTAATCCTGATAGAGGATTATCATTATTATGTGAAATTGTAAAAAGATTACATAATATTTATAGAGAAGTTACGTTAGATATTTATTTTTTCATTATTGAAGATCCTAAAATCCAAAAATATATTGACGAAAATGATTTTATTAATTTTCACGGTAAAGTAACAAATGAAAAAATCAATGAAGAATTGGCAAAAACATCTATATGGATTTATCCAAATCAATATTCTCACGAAACATTTTGTATTGCTTGTTTAGAAGCAATGAATAATAAAAACGCTGTTATAACAAGAGATTTTTCTGCTTTACCAGAATTAGTTAAAGATATAGGAATATTAATTCCAACAGAATTAAAAGATGAAAAATTAGTAAAGTTTTGTGTTAAAAAAACAATTGAATTATATAATGATAATGAAAAATTAGAAAAAATGCAAAACAATTTATATGAGAAATCATTAAATTATGATTGGGAAGAAGTTGCAAAAAGATTAAAAAGATTTTTATTATAATCTTTATTAAAATTTATTTATTAATACTACTAAATCATCGTTTAAAGTTATTGATATGAATTCACAAAAACAATTAGACGAAAATACAGAAATCCAATATACTTGTGATTTTCTCCCACAAGAACTATATCTTAAACTTAGTTCTTGGTTACTAAGTTTAGAGCTTTTCTCGGGAACAACCAAAAAAGGTAATACTATTCATCGCACACAAAAATGGTTTCACGTTGATGGAGAAAGATTTGATACATCGTGGAAACAACATTTTGATCGATGGAAAGGACATACATTTCCAGATATTCTAAAAGAAATCTTAGACTATGTAAACTTAAATTTAGGAATAGATACTAATAGTTGTCTTATTAACTATTATGAAAACGGGGAAAAATTCATTCCTAAACATACTGATAGTATGGTGAGTTTTGGGCCAAATCCAACTATTGTAAATATCTCTGTTGGTGCTACAAGAGTTATCAGAGTAGCGAATCAGGATTATAGTCTTCATAGTAATGGTCTTTTTATTATGTCTGGGCCTTCAGTTGAACACGAACTACTTAAAGACTTAGATTGTACTCAACCACGATGGAGTTTAACTTTTAGAAAAAAGTTAAAATTAAATTATGAAGTAAAATAACTTACTATTATAATTGTTCAAGATTAAATGGATAAGTATTTAACATTAAAATAACATTTTTATATATTATATAATAATGTTAGGTGAAGAATTAGTTAAAAAATATTGTCCGATATTTTATTTACATTCAAAAGAACCTTTTTTCCCATCTCCCTGGGAAGAAATAATAAAAATGACAACCTTATATGATAATGACAAAGTTTCTATTTCAAATGAAAAACTAAAAAAAAACGTCAATTTAGTTATTAGTGAAAAACATAATTTACAAGTTGATAAAAATCAAGATAGAAATAGATTTAACTTAAAATTAACACATATAAAAAAAGAAGGTCATTTTGATAAACCAGAAATACAAGCATTTATAACAGATATTATTCAATATAAAGATCAGAAATTTATTAATATCAAATATTCTTTATTTTATGCATATAATGGTACTTTAGATCCTCATTTACGAGATATTGAAAGCATGATAATAAGATTAAGAATTGATAATAGAACTGGTGATAAATTTGAAAATTATAATTATATTAATCCAAGAATTGAAAAAATATATTTAAGTGCTCATAGTGGAGGTAAATGGTTTGATGAAAAACATTTTGATAAAGAAGAAAATAGAATTATTGTTTATATTGCAAATGAAAGTCATGCATATTATCCAAAACCAAAAATTTATCGTAGATTTTTTAGATTTGGCGATGATAATTGTGAAAAATCATTGAAATATGATCCAAGTGATAATATTATATTATTGCCTACAATTGAATATAAAGATTTTATGAATTTTTATGAAAATAATTTAGATAAACAAAAATATTTTTATAAAGGACAATGGGAAGGTGGTGCAATGAGTGTATATCATAATACAAAGGGTTTTGTAAATTATTTTGATTGTTATTCTTATCAAGGAGGAGTAAGTAATGTAATAGAAAAAGAAGTTAGTCCTTTTTATTTATCAATATTAAAATATTTAATATTTCCATTATTATTTTTTCCATTATTTATTTTTTCTTATAATTTAATATTTCGATCATATAAAAATTATAGTATATTACAATATTTATTATCTTTGATATTTTTCGGAGGTGGTCTTTTATTATTTTTTTTATTATTTATAATTTAATAATTATAAATTTAAATCAATAATTTTAAAATCTTTATTATTAATCAAATTATTTAAATCTAAATTTTCTTTTTTTAATTTTATAAAAAAATTTTCAGTATTTTTATCTAAAATTAAATTACAATCTTCTTCAACTATTTTTTTAAATATCAACTTCATTGCTCTTTTTTTATAATTATAACCATTTTTAAAAACAAATAAATAATCAATTTTTTTATATTCATTATAACAATATTTAATTATTTCAGATGAAATATCTTCTTCTTCATTTAAAAAAATCTGATCATCGTGATAAAAGTTGTATGTAGATTTTTTTATAATTTTATACATATATGGGATTTCATTATATAATATTTCTGTATTATTATCTATAATTGCGATAATACAATTTATATTTTGTTCTGGATTATATATTAATCTATGTTTACCTAAAGAAGGAACAATACCAAAACAATTTTTATCTTTTAATATTTTATTAAAACTTTTTTCATATAGTTTTTTATTATCATTATTGTTATGAACAATATTTTTAATAGTTTCTTCTAATATTTTAATTAATTTTTTAGTATATATTTTATTAATTATAAAAGAACTAATAATATTCGGATTATTTTGTATCCCAATCATATTATTTATATTTTTTTCATTTTTATATTTTACAAAAAAATTATCATAATTTAATAATAATAAATTAAAATCGTTATTTTTTATCGAATTTAATTTTTGTAATATGGTTTGTGTATCAAATAACCATTGAAAATCGTATTCAAATATTATCAAATATTTATGATCATTTTCATCATCTAAGAAATTTTCCAAAGTTTTCAATATAGTAATAATTTTAGTAATATATTCTGAATGAAATTCAAAATATGGAACATAAATAACATTTGAAAAAATCGTAGATAGTTCATTTTCAATTAATATTTTGTTAGTATCATTATTATTACATAAACATACAACTTTAAATCGTTCGTCATTAAATTTATTATTTAAAACAATTTCTTTAAATTTCTGAATTTGGTTTGATAAAGATTCTTGGACGTTTTCTGTTATTTCGATTGTTTTTTGTATTTCGTCATGTCGTATTTTTCTTTCTTGGATAATTTTCATTATTTCTTCTTTTGTTTTTAAATTAAACATTTTTTGTAAAGTTTCTTCTTTTTTTTTTATTTTTCCGAGATATTTTTCATTTTCTTCTTTTTTAATAATTTCGACATATTCTTTATTTTGTGTATGAATATCTTCAATTTCTCTTTTATATTTATTATTATAAACATCATATTGTTCTTTTAATTGTATGATTTTTTTATTATGTTTTTTATATATCATACCTATATCTTTCTTTTTTTGTCTAATATCCTCCAATGTTTGTTCTTTATGATCGTTTTTTATCAATCTAATTTCATCACTTTTATGTGCTTCATTATCGATAATATCGTTTTTCAAATCTGTATTTTCAATAATTAAATTTTTATTTTTATTTTCTAATTTTTTATTTTTTTTTTCATAATCATTTATTTTTAATAATAAAACACTATTTAATTTTTTCAAATTATTTATTATTATATTTTCCATTTCTATATTTTTTTCTTTAATTATTTCTTCTTCTTCATCAATTATTGCGATTGGTTCTTTAATATCAATGATTTCTTCTATTTTTTCCATTTTCATAGAAGTATCTTGGACATTTCTTGGTTTTCTATTTTTCCTAAAAGACATTATATAATAATTAATATCATTTTATATTTATATTAAAAATATTAAAACATTATATATTAATATAGAATTATGACTTTTACTATTCCGCCGTTCAATTCAATTGTTAATTCAGATGAGAAAAAAACTAAAAAAATTTATCAAAATAATATAGCATATAATCCTATCTATAATAACATTTATGATTTAGAACCGAAAATAGTAAAAAAAACAGATGTTGTTGAAGAAAATTTAAAGCAAAATATTTTCCAATTAGATTTAATGACTATTATTAGAAATATTTCTGATGCTATTTTATTAATTTTAATTGATTTGACTAATTTAAAAAATTATTCAAAAATAAATTTATTTCTTAATATTTTTTTTAAAGAAAATAGATTGATTTATGTTGGAATTTTTATCGTAATAATATCATTAATTTGTTTATTATGTAAATAAAAAAAATAAAAAAAAATTTTTAAAATTGATTTACAATAATTTAATAAATAAAAATCATTATGTCCGCAAAAGTATTCACAATCAACGAGCTATTATCTAACTTAAACAAAGTACAATTTTCTGAATTAAAAAGACAACAATCAGGATTCGTTTCTTGGGTCAATTTTAATGAGAAAGGTTCTTTAAAACGTATTTTCGTCAAAACACCAAAGATGTTCGCACCTTTTGGAGCAACGAATTATAATCCTAATAATGTAGCAGCAATGAATAATAAATTCGCAGTAGCTTTATCTTTTAAAGGTGAAGATACTAATAAAGATATTGCATCCTTAAAAACATTATTACAAAAATTAGATGAAAGAGTTATCAATCACACTTGTGAGAACAAAGATTGGGCTAAAAAGATTAATAAAAAGAAAGTATCTCGTGATGTTATTGAATCATCATACACACGAGTTCTTAAAGAAGTCGAAGAAGATGCAAAATTTCCAGCATTATTTAATTTAAAAGCACAAATTAGTTGGAAAGATGGAACTCCTAAGGTTGCAACAAAGGTTTATAATACTCAAAAAGAATCATTAAATATTAGTTTTGATAATTTCGGTGAAGTATTACCTAAATTAACTGATATGAAATGTATTTTCCAAGTAGCATCTGTTTGGTTTATCAATAAGAAATTTGGATTAACAGTAAAATTAGTCCAAGCAAAGGTATTCCCAAATATGATGGGACAACTACCAGACTTCGCATTAGATGATGAAGAAGATGATGAGGTTGCACAAGTAGTTTCGAAAACATCTAAGATGGCAATTACTGCACCAGTTGTTGTCGAAGAAGAAGAAGAATCTGATGATGAAGACGAAGAAGAGGAATCTGATGATGATGAATAAATCTTAAAAAACATAAAAAACATAAAAAACATAAAAAACATAAAAAACATAAAAATTAAAAAAAAAACATAAAACAAACAAAAGTTATTTTAAAAATATCTTTTGTTCTTAATTGAACTACACTAATTGTCCGAAAAGACAAAAAACTATAAGGCGATGGGGACAGGTGTCCATTGGGGTCTTATATGCCCCGAGTGGCGGGATCGTTACCCGCTCATCGTATATAAAAAATATTTATATTAATAATAATTTATTATTAATATAAAAGGATCAAAATGCCTAAATATTACGAATTATATAATTTTTTCAGCAACAAGTTTGGCGAAGATATATCTATGAAGATATTAAGAATGACCGGGGTTATACCAGTAAGATTCTTTAGGCATCATTTTAGTTTTAATATAATGCGTAATGCTTGGAATTATTTTAATATGGAGTATAATGCATGGGATTATTTTTATGATAAGAAAATAACAAGTGTTTTTCTTAAAATAAATAACTATAATAAAGGAATTATACGACAAAAAACATTTAGAAATTATATTTTTAGAAACAACATAAAAGTTTATTATTTACACGAAATAATAACTAATAAAGGAACAAAAGATAAATATATACCAATTGGGAGATTTTTTGAACAACGACCAGTATTTCCAATCAAAGTATGTAAAATTTTATTATGTGAAATCAAGTATCATAATGATAATTTATATATAATAATTGATTATGTAGATAAAATACCAAAAGACGGAATGAAAATAATAAGTAAATTAAGACGATAATTTATAAATAAATATAAAATATACTTATTTATAAAGAGGATACTGTTCGCGTTACGGGCGAATATTCAATGAAAATTAATATAAACCTATATACTTCACTTACATTTCTTTACATATAACATTAATATTTATTCTTTAAATTGTTTTATATTAAAATTTATATAAATATTAGATTAAACAAATGGAAAAATTAAAAATTGATTTACTAATAAATAAAAAAATAATAGAACCCTATATATTTTTATTTAAATATATTCATCCAAATATAATTTCATTATTCGGAATAGTATTAAATTATACTATTTTTAATTTATATTATAAAAATTATAATAAAGTTTTTTTGATATTTTTAACAATATGGAGAATATATTGTGATAATTTAGATGGAATGGTCGCAAGAAAATTTAATAAAACATCTAAAATAGGAGGTTTATTAGATTCAATAGATGATATGATATTATGTACGATTATGTGTTATATGATTAGTTATAAATATATACCATTATATGCATTTTATTTATCTATATCTTTCGGATTATGTTGTACATATTATTTATATTCTAATAATTCTTTAATTTTACATTCTAATTTCTTTGAAAAAAAAGAAACTTCTTTTATAGATAAAATTGCTATTACTATGGGTAATAATACTTATATAATAGCTTTTTTATGGTCATTATTATTATAATAAAATTGATTTTTTTGTAAAATAATAAAACAAAATATGAGTAATCAAAGAAGAAGAGTTATGCCAAATGGTCATTATGAAAATGATGGACAAGTTCAAGTAAGAATTCCGGAAAATCTTCCTGCTCCAAGAAATACCAATGATACATTTGATTACCCACAAATCGAATGTAGTAAAACACTTGGTTCAGTATGTTGTTGTATAATCTCGATTGGTATTTTATTAACAGTTATATTAATTCCAGTATCAATTAGAGATATTGATCACGAAGAATATGGAATACGTTATGAAGATTTGACAAAAACAGTATCAAATAAAATTTATGAAGAAGGGAAATATGTATTCGAACCTCAAACAAAAGTCTTTAAATTTAGTAAAGTACAAGGAACAATTGCATTTCAATCAGAACATTTATTAAAATGTTTAAGTAAAGACGGTATTATTATTTATTCAAGTATTGTATATCAATATCAATTAAGAAAGAGTGAGTTGTTTGATATTTTTTGGGAATTTGGAACTGAAGAAAGATTACTTGATTTGTTTCGATCAGTATCAAAAGATACAATTAGGAATGTTATAGCAAAATATGAAGCGATCGAATTTTATAGTATGAGAAGTACGATTGAATTAGATATCAAAGATCAATTAACTATTGATTTTACGAAATCAAAAACTCATGCAGATATCACATTTTTACAATTAGAAAATTATGAATTTCCAGATATATTATCTGATGCAATTAAAGATAAACAATGGGGAGAACAAGATTTGGATACGGCTATTAATGAGAGAGAAGGTGAATTAACAAATGCTCAAACAAAATTATTATTAGCAGAAGTGGAAGCGGAAAAAAGAAATATCCAAGGATTAACTGAATCCAAAAAGATTATTTTAGATGCAAATGCAGATGTAGAAGTTATATTAAATAGAGCAATTGCTGAATCAAATGTTATTCTTCTTAGCGGCGAATCAATAGCAATTTCGACACAAGAATTATGGGAAAAAAGATTTATTTATTATGAAACTATTAGAGATAGTATGGGAATGACGAATGAAGATTTTGTAAATGATTATTTATACGCGGTTGTATTAAATCAAGCGAATAATCCAATAATTCGTATTTAAAACAAAAAAAAAATATTAAAATTTCTTTGATATTTTTTATTAAAAATGAGTAAAATTATAGTTTGTGCTGGATGTGGTTTTGTTTCTCTTATTGTAGGAATCATCCTTATATGTGTATCGTTTCAATATGTAGAATATAATCAATATGGTTTAAAAAGAAATACATTAACAAATACAGTTTTTACTAATAAAATCTATGAGAATGGAAGATATATGATGGGACCAAGTGTAAATATGATTTATTTTGAAAAAGATTATCAAAAAGTTGATTTTTCTGGATCGAACGCATTATCTGTATCAAATGATGATGGAACTGGATTTCATATTACAGTAACGTTTTTTTATAGAATTCAAAAGGAAAATATTGAAAAACTGTATAATAAATTTGGGACTAATTATAAATCAAAAATATTAAGTTTATCGCAATCAACATTAAAAAACACCGCAATTCTATATAATATTGATGATTATTTAACAAAACGATCTACTATAACAAAATCAATTAAAACAAATGTAACAGCAACATTAAATAATATTTGGATAGACGTAGATGAATTACAATTACACGAAGTATTATTTCCAGAAGTAGTAAATAATAAATATTTAGACGCAGCAGTGCAATTACAAGTTAATGCAAAAATGGAATATGAACAAGATGCTGATTTAATTAGACAAGAAACATCACGATTAGTAGAAGTTATCAATGCTAACGAAACATTAGTTCTTGCGGAAGCTGAAGCGAATTATAATATTATTACACAATTAGCAGGTGTAAATGCGACACAATTGATTGAAACGGCAAAAACAGAAGAATTAAAATTAAAACAAATAGCGATGGCTCAACAATCCAAATTAATTGCCGAAGCTCGTGGTTTATATATGGCACAATTAATAAGTAATTTAACGATGACAAATTCGACAACACGAAAAACATTTATTAAGTTAATGGCATTATTAGATAATACAGGAGTTAAAATTATTAATACAGATAGTAGTATTATTATCAATTAATAAAATTGATTTATGACATTCCTATATATTATATACTGACACCCAACACCTTCACTCACTATGAATACTTTACCATTAGTATTAGAAAATATTATTATGTATCATAAAAAATTCTTGGATCACCAAGAAAAAAATAAAAACATCTTAAAAGATATTAAGTCTATTGGCTACGTAATTAATAATTACAATAGTGATTCGTGGAGAGATATGAGTAAACTCCAAGGAAATTTAATTCAATGTTATGGAGGATTAAATCAAGCATATAAGGTTATTGACAGTGTATATGAAGTATGGATTCATACATATACAGGGGAAGATGAAGAAAGAATCCAAGTAATAATGGAAGAAGAAGGTCTCGTTGATATTATAGATAATTAAATAATACACAAAAAATAAAAATTAATTTTTAAAAAAATAATTTTTATTATGGACTCATTAAATATAAAAGATTAAAAAAACGATAGATAAAATATAACCAGCTAAAATCTGATATATATTATGACATTTTTTTTCATATCTTGATATTCCAATAATTAATGGAATAAAATTTAAGAAAGATAATGCAAATATATCATTCGGATATTTTTTAAAATACATATAATTAACAAAAAAAGAAGTTAAAGTTACATGACCTGATGGGAAACCTGGTTCTAACCCAACAAATCCACCATTATTGAAACTACTACAATTACATGCATCATCTGGTCTTAAAAATATCTGTTTATAAAAACCTCTTGTAAATCTTTTAACAATCATTTGAATAAAAGTTAATAAAGTCATACCGACTATTAATTTATATTCTTTATTAAAAATCGAATAAATAAAAAATAAAATTGGCGATAAAGATATAAAATCGTATATTATCATTATAAAAATATATATAATATTGTTATAAATTAATTTTTATAATATTCGGAGAAATTTGATAATTCATTCAATTTTTTAATTTCATCATCGAAATCTGGTTTATTATTATTCATTTTATTACTATTATCATCATTAATTAGATCATCTAAATCATTCATCAAATTTTTATTTAATTTATTAAAATGTGTATTAATATTTTTATTTTTATTAACTTTTTTAATATTTCGAGAATTAGTATTCATTAAATCAGTAGTAACTTTTTTAATACTTTGTTGAACTAAATCTTTCCAAGAAATATATAATATATTCGGAAAATTGAATTTAATAACAAAACCTTTTTTTCTCATAGAACTAATGATAAAAACTAAACAGGTTCTATTATCATATAAGGGAAAACCAAAAATATAATTTGGAATTTCATATATTAAATCCATTTTTTTTCTTTTATTAACTAATTTAATTTTATTATAAATTTTGTTAAGAATTTTGTTATAAACATCTAATTTCTTCTGTTGTTGTTTATATTGATCATCTATAAGAATATTGATATCAAAATCAGACATAATAATATATATATAATATTAAAATATTACTTTTAATAAAATTATAAATATTTATAATAAAATTATAAAGTATTTAAACCATAAACTCTAATAATAAATTATAGTTTAATGGAAGTTAAAAAAGAAATCATAGTTATTAAAAAAAAACGAGGTAGACCTAAGAAAAGTATAAATAAGAAAAAAAATAATAAAAAGGATAATTTATTAAATATAAAACAATTTGAAAAAAAAAATATAATTAAGAAAAGTTTATTAGTTCATTTACCAATAAATATTGCTTTAATAAATGAAGAAAAAAATAATATATATGAAAAACATTTTTATAATTATAATAATAAATTAAAAGAAATAAATACTGAACCAGAACCATATGATGATAGTTTTGGAAATCCTATTCAAGAAGAAGAAATATTAATAAAACTTGATGAGATTGAAGTAAAAGAAATTAATTTATATGATAAAAAAAAAAAAATTAAAAAAAAAATTTATAAATTAATAAATTTCATAGATTTCAAGAATATAAATGATGAACATCATATATCTTGTTGGTGGTGTACTTTTCAATTTGATAATCTGGCATGTGGGATACCAATTAAATATGAAGATGGTAAATATAAAGTTAAGGGGTATTTTTGTAGTTTTAATTGTGCATTGAGTTATAATAAGGGAGAAAACATTGATTATTTAATAAAACAAGAGAGAATGTCTTTATTAAATTTATTATATAATGAAATGGAACCAGAAAGTGATGAAATCGCATATGCACCAAAAAAAGAATGTTTGAAAAAATATGGAGGGATATTATCAATAGAAGAATTTCGAAAAAATACTAAAGTATACAAATTAACTTATCCACCAATATTACCATTAATACCAGAATTAGAAGAAATTGAAATAGTAAAAGATAATAAAGATATAACACTAAACAAAAATATTTCAAGTCGATTTACTAAACAAAATAGTAGTTCTTTGGATAATTTCTTTAAGTAAATAAAATTAATTAAATATAATTTAGTATTAATATTTATAATATAATATGGAATATAATTTAACAAATCAAAATATGGGTATGACCGAACAACCAAAAAGAGATGGAGATTTGGAAAATTTAAGCGAAGCAACTTCTGATTTTGGAGATATGCAACATCAACAACAACAGCAACAACCACAACAAAATACTTTTGATAATGAAATGAAAGATAATCAATCAGTATCATCATATGCTGGATCAGATTTATCGCCAGAAGAAACATTGAAAAAGAAAAGATTATTATTATTTAAATTAAAAAGATTACAAAAAAAGAATTATCAACCATCAAGATTTTATGATATGAATTCTTCATTACCTGAATTAACAGCAGAAGTTGAAAGTTTAAAAAGAGAAGCAAATTTAGATCAGGGAACAAAGGTAACAAAAAATGCATTAATTTCAATTTGTTCATTATTAGAATATGTTAATAATAAGTTTGATCCTTTTGATGTAGTATTAGATGGATGGTCAGAAGATATTAATGATGATGTTCAAAATGGAGAATATGATGAAGTGATGGAAGAAATGTATTATAAATATTATGATAAGGTATCAATGGGACCAGAATTGAAATTAATTACAATGATTGGTGGAAGTGCAGTAAAGTTCCATTTATCACATACATTATTAAAAACAATGATTCCAAATGCAGAAGCATTATTGAAACAAAATCCTGGATTAAAGAACGAAATCAATGATTTGATTCAAAAGAATGTACCTGAAATGAATCAAGTACAAAATGAAATCAATAATTTAGGAAGAGGGAATGTATCAGGATTAACCGGTCCATCAGAAAATGTCGATGACATTATTGCAGAAATCGAAAGAGAAAGTCAAAATAATCAAATAGAGAATAATATTTTGAATGAAGTAAATAATAACCCAAGGGAACAAGAAATCCAATTTTAATAAATATAAGAACAAGGTTCTTTCTTTCTATTAATAAAATTCAAATCAATTTGTAAAGTATTTTCAATGAATTCTAATTTTTCATTTAAAATTTTTTCTTTAGTATCAATTTCTTCTAATTTAGTATTAATTTTTTTATTAAAATCATTTAAATTATCATTAAGTTTATTAATCAAAGTTAATAAATAGTTGAGTTTTTCATTATGATCTTCTAAGGTTTTTTTATTTTGATGAATTTTGGTATTAATTTCTTCTTCAATAGTAGCAATATATTTTCTTTTCATATTTATATTTTTATATTTATTTAAAAAATAATTTCAATTTTAAAATATATAAAATTGAATAAGTATATATCCTATTCTTTTAATGCAAGTACATATCATGAATTTAAAAAAAAACACTATAGTAAGTCAAACTAAAGAGTGGTACGAAATTCGTGAAAAAAAAATATCAGCAACTAATATCAGTACTATTATTGGAATTAATCATTATAAAAACAAAGAAGAACTATTAAATGATAAAATCTATGGATTAGATAAAATCGATAATATTTATACAAAACATGGAAACAAATTTGAAGATATAACAATAAATATTTTAGAAAATAAATTAAATATAGAAATCCAAGATGTTGGTTTTAAATTAAGTAAAAAATATAATTTTTTAGGAGCAACACCAGATGGAATTACAATTTATAATAATGAAATTTGTTTAGTAGAAATCAAATGTCCATTCAGTCGAAAAATCAGTGGCATACCTTCTTTTGATTATTATTGTCAAATGCAAACACAAATGGAAGTATTTGAAATAGAAAAATGTTTATTTTATGAATGTGATATTGAAGAAATTACAAAATCAGAATATCGAAAAACTCTTAATAAGAGTAATTTGGGTTATTATAAAATAAAAAATATTTATTGGAAATTAAAAGGATCATCGTTAAATATAGTTCATAGAGATAGATGTTTTTATGAATATTATATTGATGATATTAATAATTTTAGTAAAAAATTAGAAATTAAATTAATTAAAAAAAATAGAAAAAATAGAAAAAGAAAATATTCTGAAATAAGTAATGAATTAGATTCAATAGTAAAATATCAAAAAACAAATGAAGGTGGAAAACGAATATTAAAAAAGAATATTATTATTACCAAACAATATTTAAATCATTATATTAAAAATGATAAATGTGAAGTATGGTTAAATTTTTATGGAAAAAAATATTACAAAGATTTTTATATTAATAATAAATTTAGTAGAGAAATATTAAATAAAAGTATTGAACATAAAAAAAACTTTTTACAAAAAGTTAAACAAATTTGTCAACAGAAAAAATTAACATATGTTGTATTACCATATTATTACAAATATAATCATTATTTGATAGAATTGACAAAAAAACATATGAAAGATAATGTGGATGTTATAATCAATCCTTGTTTTTACGAAGAAAATAATGGATTATATTCTAATCCAACAATGATAGTTAAAAGTCATACAATAAATAATATTTTCCCAAATATCGAAATCTATCGAGGAGATAGTTATATATTAATAAATCGAGTTATAAAAAACTTAAAATATATTAATTCAGGTGAAAATTTATCAAATAATATTGAAAACAGAAGTTTTATTAAAAAAAATAATTTTGATCATTTTATATTAAATAAAAATCAAAAAACAATGAATACTACATCATTTATTATTGGAAATAAATGGCATTATATGGAACATAAAATCAAAATAGAGAGTGATGGTTATAATGATTTTACGAAATTAGGAGTTGTAGATTTATTACAACGAGATACAAACAAATTGATTTATAAATATAAATTTTGGTTAGAAAATATTAGAAACAATGATGATAAATATATAATATTTAATGATAAAAGTTATACACCAAATTATTGTGCAAATGAACAATCAAATTGGTTAGATTTTAAAAAATCAATATTGGAAAAAAACAATGATATAGTATTAGTATATGGAATAGGAATGAAAACACGAAAATTATTTAATAATGATAATATTTTTAGTTGGAAAGATAAGAATTTTTTTAAAAATATAAATAATGATAAATATAATTTAGGAGAAAATAAAATTAATATCATTAAAAATATATTAAAATTAAATAATACAGAAAATTTAATATATCCATCAAATTTACCAATTAATACTAAAACACAATTAAAAAAATCTGATTTAGAAATATATTGTGATTTTGAAACAGTAAATAATTTTTTAGGAAAAGAGAATTTAATATATTTAATCGGAATGAGTATTAAATATAAAGAAAAAGAAATATCTTACGAATACTTTTTTGCAGATAAAGAAGATAATGAATCCGAAAAAAACATAATGGATAATTTTATTGATAGAATCAATGAATTAGAAGATAAATATGATTGTGATTCAAAAGTTTATTGTTGGTCGAAGGCAGAGTTTAGTTTTTTAAATAATTTTAATAAAAAAAATAATTTACAATATTCAATTGATTTTATAGATCTATTAGAAATTTTTAAATCAAATTGTATTTTAATAAAAAATAATATATATGGTTTTGGTTTAAAAAATTATGTTAAATCCATGTATGATCATGGTATGATTACATCAAACTATAAATCTGGTTGTGATAGTGGAGACAAATCAATAATTTCTGCTTTAAATTATTATAATAACAATGATATTGATGAATATTGGAGTTTAATAAAATATAATAATATAGATTGTACAATTATGTATGAGATTTTAACTTATATTAGAAATTATTATAAAATTAATTAAAAAATAATTTATATTTATATAATATATAATTAATTATGAATATTATTGGGTTAAGTGCAACTTTAGTTATAATTCTATTTCTACACGTATTAGTAAAAAGATACGAAATGTTGGAAGAAAATAATAATCAAGTTATTGAAATGTTTAAAAATAAATTTAGTAAAATTAAAACAGAGAAAGATGCGGAAAAAATTATAGATGATGATAAACAATTATATAATAATTTTCAAATGGAAAAGATTGAAGATGATGAAGGTTTAGACATCGAAAATGATTTTTCATTATTAAAAAAAGATTTACTCAAATATGTAAATGGTGCAAGAAATATGTTTAACAATAGTTTATTTGATAAATCAAATGAAGTTAATAGTATTAGTAATCAAAAAAATCAAAATCAAAATAATATACAACAACAAGAAATGAATATTACAGATGAATATCTTATTGAACATCCTTTTAAACAACAAGGTCGAAATTCTTTAGATAGTAATATAAATAAACAAGTTGAAAATAATAATAAAAATAGATATTCAAATCTTGATTATAAATCATTTAAACCAGATATGTGGGTTCAAGAAAATGAAAATAGTATGAATGGTGGTAAATTGGGTCCAGACACTACAGTATCTGCTTTTGATAATATGGAATCTATGGATTATATTTTAGATACAAGTAATTAATTTAATTAAATTAAATATTATTTTAATAATTTTAAAAAAATTTATTAAAATTTAAAATAGTTATTGAGTTATATAATCAACATGAGTCTTTTGAAACAAGAACCTATTCTAACTGAATCAAAAAATCGTTTTGTACTTTTTCCTTTACAGAATAAACAAATTTGGGAAATGTATAAAAAACATTTAGCTTGTTTTTGGGTTGCTACAGAAATTGACTTATCGCAAGATATGAATGATTGGGAAAGCTTAAAGGAAGACGAACAACACTTTATTAAATATGTTCTCGCTTTTTTTGCAGCAAGTGATGGTATTGTTTTAGAAAATTTAGCTGATAATTTTATTTGTGAAGTTAAGTTACCCGAAGCAAGATGTTTTTATGGATTTCAAGCAGCAATGGAAAATATTCATTCAGAAACATATAGTTTATTAATTGATACTTATATTAAAGATAAAGTTGAAAAAGATCAACTATTCAATGCAGTTAATAATATTCCATGTATTAAACAAAAGGCAGATTGGGCTATGAAATGGATGAATAAGGAAGCGAGTTTTATTCAAAGATTGGTCGCTTTTGCTTGTGTAGAAGGCATTCACTTCAGTGGTTCTTTTTGTGCTATTTTTTGGTTAAAAAAAAGAGGTTTGATGCCAGGATTAACATATTCTAATGAATTGATTAGTCGCGACGAAGGTTTACATACAGATTTCGCATGTTTATTATATCGCCAAGCAGTCAACAAATTAACAGATGAACAAGTTCATACAATTGTAAAAGAAGCAGTTGAAATTGAAAAAAATTTCATTTGTGATGCATTACCTTGTAAATTAATTGGTATGAATTCAGAGATGATGAAAACATATATTGAATTCATTTCTGATAGATTATTATATGAATTAGGTCATAGTAAAATTTATAATGTTGAAAATCCATTTGAATGGATGGAATTGAGTTCATTAACTGGAAAAACTAATTTTTTCGAAAAAAGGGTTGCCGAATATCAGAAAGCGGGTGTAATGAGTTCATTACAGGAAGATAATAATATTGAATTTTCGATTGATGAAGATTTTTAAAAAATTAAAATATTTTATAATAATATAAAAACTATGAACAATAATTTATTTAAAGGATTACCAAATTTTTTTACCAAACAAGGTTTAGCTATTGTATTTGGTCTATTAGGAACTGGTATTGGTGCATATGGAGGTATGCCTACGCCACCACAAACATTCTTAAATGCTGTTGAGAAATATCCATTTTTACAATGGTTTTTAGTTTATGTATTAATCTGGCAAGGTGCTGGTAGTTTTGATGAGAAACTATCATTATATGGTACTATAATTGTTTTTCTTATTTATAGAGGTGTTATATTTTTAGAAACAAATTATGATTTAGTTAATAAACTAGGATTAGAAACACGATCAGAACAACCAAAACAAGAATAAAAAATTAATTAACAATTAAAATTTATATATTTATATATTTTAATTATGACTTTACAAAGTGATCCAGAATTCGTACAAAATCTAAAAGAATATTTGAGTTTAGAAAAAAAAATTAAAGATTTTAAAACTGCTTTAAAAAGATTGGAAACAAGAAAAAAAGAATTATATGGAAAAGTTCATGAAAAAATGATTCTTAAAAAAGTTGAAACATTAAAATTACCGAATGGTGCAAAATTAAAAAATTATGTGAAAAAAACAAAAGAAGGTTTGACTAAATCATATGTTCAAAATAGATTAAAACTATATTGTGATAATAATAAATTAGATTTCGACGAAGTTAATGATTTCCTTTATAATAATAAATATAGAAAAGTAACTGAAACACCCGCTATTCGTAAAACAAATCCTCCTAAAAGAAAGTTATAAATAAAACATATCTATAAAATATGAATCTATTAATACTCCCATCTTTATATCTTCTGATCGACTAATACTTATATATGAATGTTCTTTCATAATCTTCATATATAAACCATAGAAACATGTATGTAAATCTATTTCTAAAAAATTTCCAAATTTAACACTTTCTATAAATTCAGAAATTGTTAAATCTGATATATATAATATATAGTTATCAAGATTATCAAAATAATCACTATAAAAATAAGTTATTAATAAATTTTTTTCCTTTTCTTTAATATTATAATCAATTGTTAAATATAATTTATCATTTTCAAACATTTTTTTTAATATTTTATTTTTTTTTATTTTTTTATTCATAAAATATATTTCATACTCATTATTTGGAAATTTAATATATTTAAAATCTGAATGAATATAACTTAATATTATATATCTAACATCATATAAATAATCATTTGATTCAATTTGTTTTAAATTTAAATAATATATTATTTTTTTATAAATATATAGGAACATTATGACTTTAATTATATTTTATTATTAAAATTGATTTAATCATTTTATTAAATCCTAATTTATTAAATATGCCTCAACAATTCTTTGAAGACTTTGTCTACGAAAACGACTATGATTTACACCAATTATATACTATGTTAACTAATTCTATCGAAACTTCATTGAAGTTCGAAGATTTTTGCCGTTTTGTTTATAAAAAAACATTTTGTATGTTTTAAATAAATAATAATAATAATTATATATACGAATGACTAATTCTTATATATATAATATTTTACAAATTTTTGATGAAAATTATTTTTTTATACCTAACGATATTAAAAATTTAATATATGATTATATTCCATCAGATAGTTATCAAATTAAATGCTATAATTGTAATTTTATGGATTTTTATAATAAATATAATTTTTATGAATGTCAATTATGCGAATTAGATAATAGAAAATATTATTGTCATGAATGTTCTAAAATTTGTGGTATATGTGATAATTTATATTGTGAATTTCATAAACTTGATTATCATCATATTTGTATGTTTTGTAATCGGAAAAATATGATAAGAGAATTACAAGGTAAATATACTACTTATTATTAAAATTAATTAATATTTTAAAAACATTATTATATAAAAATATGTATAATAATATTAAAAAATTGTATGAAAAATATCCATTAGTGAAATATAGAAGACTTGAATATTATACTGAAAATAAACAAAATATAGAAGAAGAAAAAAAAGGCATTTATGATAATTATGATGAAATGGGTTATAGTACTATAACAAAAATAATTAATGATATAAAAGACGATATAAATAATGAAGATGTATTTTATGATTTGGGTAGTGGATTAGGAAAAGTTACTACACAATTTTATTTAGAAACAATATGTAAAAAAGTTGTTGGTATTGAATATTTCAAAGATTTATTTGATGTTTCAATTAAAGTTAAAAATTCTATGAATATAGAAAAAGAAAGAAGTATTGAATATTATCAAGGAAATTTAATAAATTTTAATATAGATGAAGCAACAATAATATATTTTGGGGTAGTTAATGATAAAGGAGCAAAATTAATAGAAGGTGATATTTTAAAAGATATAGTAATAGAAAAAATCAAAAAATCAAAAAATCTTAGAATAATTATTTCATTAACTCCATTAGATATATTATATAAGAAAAAAATAGAAAAAATATATATTCCATTAAAAATAAATGGGAAAATATTTATACATCCAAATTATCCCTTTCCTCATTATATTTATTTTTTATAAATTAAAATTGATATTAATTTTTTATTAAAAATGACTAGTTCTTATAATAAATATAAATTACAAATAATTGCAAATAATTTAAATGAATTAGAAAAAGAATATAATAATATTAATAAAATTAGCGAAATTATGTTTATTTTTTTATATAAAAATTTAAAATTACATGATCTTTTTTTAGCAAGTTTATTATTAGATGGAGAACCTTTTGACCGCAAAGGATGTATTGGTTATATTAATTATTTAAAATTTTATTTAGAAAATTTAAATGATTATAATAAAATTAATAAAGTTGATAAATTCGTAAAATATTTATGTTGGAATCAAAAATCAACATATATTAAAAAACAAGCACTTACTTATTAATAATTTATTTTCATTAAAATAATTAATTATATTAATTATTTTAAATTTTTATTTGTTTTTTTTTATTTTTTTGTAAATATTATTATAATAATAATGGACTTAATTACTATAAGCTAAACCGCCCATACCAGACATAATACGTAATACGTTATAGTTGGTTGCAAATACTTTTGCGACTGGGTTGGCTAGTCCTGCCATGGCAGATGAGACAGTTAATTGTAAAGTTGCGTTATCAATACGAGACATATTTGCTGATCCAGATGGTTGTTGTTCTTCTGGTTTTAAGGCGAAAGAATAACAGTTAATACCGGTAGCAGGGATGTTTGAGTGATGTTGGAATGGTTGAACAATATTGAAATATTGACCATTACGTTCACTGAAACGATCGTGTCCGTTTAATTGTAATTTTGCTTTTTCACATGGATTTGCTCCATTAGCTGCGACTGTATCAGTGAAATTACCTAAGGTATTTGATGATGATTCACATACCCAGATTAATTCTTTTACTGGATGGTTAAAGTTTAATTTAACTCGGTTTGATGTTCCAGATAATGATTCGTCACCTGTATATTGTAATTGTTCAATTAAATATTCGTGACTGATTTGTGCGAACCGACGTCTCTCTTCGGTATCTAAGTAGATATAATCTACATACATTGAGCATGAACCGATTGATCCAGTTGGAGCAATAGTTGCGTGACCAGCGACACATAAGTTTGCTAGTGATTCAAATTCAATTGCGAATTTGACTTCGTGGTATTGTAAAGCAATAAGTGGTAATGCAAGTCCGGTATGACGACAAAACCAAAATTGTAATGGAATAACACATTCACGGTCGTTATTAAGGGTTTTTCCACCTTCAATCATAGAAGATAAATATTCTGCTTCTTTTCCAGCTGGTGTTGATAATGAACTCCAGATAGCTAACCATGCACCGTAATGTTTGTCAATTCGTTGACCTCCAATTTCGACTTCACATGATTTCATTAAGTAGTGACCTACTTCTGAGATATAATCGTTAGCTACATCTTGTAATGGTAAGCTTGCGTTTAAGTAACATTTGGTAATTAAATCACCGTTTCGTGAAACAGTTACTGAAACTTTTTTTCCAAAATCAGCAGAACCATTGAATGTTTGTTCAATAGATTCCATTGAGAAATTTGTGTGTCTACGATAGACTACTTTGAAAAAAGTAATTTGTGGGTTTCCTGTAAGATAGATATCTTGTGCTCCGTAAGCTACTAGTTGCATTAATCCGCCTCCCATTGTTTTTGTATATACTAAACAAATATAAAATATAATTTAAACGATAAAAGTTTTAATTATATTATAAAAAATAATATAATTAATTTAAAAGTTAATTTAAAAAGATGTTATTTAAAACTTAGATCCATATCTACCAAAACCAAAAAACCTATAATTATTGGTATTAGAAATAGAAGGTGGTATTTTTAATTTCCTATCAATTTTTTTAATTGGAGAAATTGTTTTATCTGAAGTTTTTGTTTTTCTTTGATTTTCTTGAACAATATACATTGTATAACATAATGCTGTAGAATTACTCATTGTTTTTATTTTTATATAAATATCAATTTTAATATAAAAATGTTTTAATATTAATTATATATATAGAAAATGAATAAAACAATATTATCTACATTAATCATTCTAATAGAAATATTATTTATTGTGTTATTTTTACCAACTAATACAAAATCCTTTAATGATACATATATACAACAAATATTATTTGCTCATGGTTCGATAAATTTTTTTAAATTACCAATATTGTTAATATCTGCTTTATTAATAAATCTCGGAATATCTAATATCAATAATAATGGGATTTTTTTGGTTTTTTTTGCAATATTATCTTTTTCGTTATTTATCTTATTGCCATCTCATTGCCCAATTGGTTTATGTTATTATACTAATCCTATAGATACAGATTTAAGTAATATCAAATATAGTAATTTCTTTGGATTAGGTGATATTCAGAATTTACATCATGTACATCAAAGTACAAATCCAACTGATTTAAAATGGCATAATCGTGTGTATGCGACTGAGTTATATATAGAATCAATTAATAAATTTACAGAAAAAATAAAAAATAAAGATTTAACAAATATTAATATAGAATCATTAAGTGAAGAAAATAAAATATTATTTTTAAACATTATTAAAGAAAATATTCTTGGTGTAATAAGTGTAGGAGATTGTACTCAAATAGGTAATAATATTGGAAGTTTAACTGGGAAAAATGATGTTGGTGCATATGAATATGCTTTTAATAATAATCCTGGTGATAATGGTTTATTAAATATACCGTCATTTGAAGTATTGGGAAATCATGATTATGATTCAGATTTTTTATTAGAAAAGAATAATGGTTTTATAGCAATGGCAAAGTATTATTTATTGTTTGAAGGTAATCCTCTTGTTAATATGCAATTAAGAAGAAATAAAAAAAGACAGTTTATAACTAATAAAGATAAATATGGTAATTATGCATTAGATTTAGGTGATTTACATGTAATTTTTATAAATGTATGGCCGAGTCGAGAAAGATTGTTGAGTGGTGATCCAACTGGATCATTAGAATTTTTAGAAAATGATTTAAAACAAAATTCAAATAAATCTTGGATTTTTGCGACTCATTATATGCCAACAGTTCATAGTTCTTTTGATGAATTAATAGAAAAAAATAATAAACCAATGAAATATTTAGAAGAATTTGGGAAAATATATCAAAAATATAAAGATAATTGTTTAGGAGTAATATATGGTCATAATCATGTTCGGAAAATGAGATCATTTGATAATATAGGATTACAACATTATAATGTTCCTGGTCCAGCAAGTTATTTATCTAATATAGCAGAAACAAGAGAAAGTATGAATCGAAAAAATATAGAAATTCCATTTTTTAGTTTTTTAAAAAAAGAAAAAAAATTAAAAAAATTTAAAATAAATATTAAAAAAATAAATAAAATATTAAAATTTAATGTATCAATCTATTAAAATGAATATTATTAGAAACGATATCTTTGATATCTTTGGAAAAGATTGTGGAAATATCATTTTAGATTATAAACTAGATTTAGATGAATTTGAAATATGTAAAGATAATTATAATAAACTTATAGCAATCATATTTTCAGATTTACCAACTGATTTTCAAAAACCATTTACAATTTATCAAGAAAAATCATTTAGAATTGACGAAATCAGATTAGATCATTTTATTTATTTTTTACAAACTTATGTATTAAATCTTGAAATATTTAATCATTTTGAGTTTAAAATTAATATAAGAGATTTACATTTTAATTTTAATAAAGATTATCTTATTTGTAATAAAACTTTTACATTTAAAGAAGTCATAGATTTAAAATATAGTCATGGAGATCATCTTATTAAAACTTTTTATAGAAAATATAGAGATCAAATAACAATTAGTTTATTAGATACATATGAAAAAAAACCAAAAAAATATCAAAAATTTTGTTCAACAATTTATTTTTGGTGTATGAAAAAAATCAAAAGAACAAAATAATTAATCATTTATGATAAGTAGACCGTTATATTGTTCATCAATATAATCAAGAACATCTTCCAAAGTGTTTTTATTTTTATTATCTTTATTAAATCTATTATAGAATTCTGTTCTTGAATCTAATTGTTCATCTGTAAAATTATATTTTTTTTTCATATCATTATAATAACTTTTCTCAAAACGCATATCATAATTTTTTATATCATAAATTGCTTCTTTAAACAATTTATAATTACAATCTTTTATACCTTTCTTCATTTTTTTTCTCATCCCACGTCTTTTCCATTTACCTCTTAAATCATTTAAAGTAAATACAGAAGCAACTGCTATTGCTCGATAAGCAGCCGCTAAACCAGCAGCAGTTGCAAAAGTAAGGATTACAGCCATTTCAATACCGCTCATTTTAATTATATATATAATATATTATATATTATTAACAATGTTTTAAAATAATATTTGTAATATCTTTATATACATCATATTCATCATCTAAATATTGTATTAGAAATTTACGCAATAATACTCTTCTTAAAAATTTATAAATCTTTAATGCATAATATCTTTCAGTATTATGAAAAAAAACAAATTGTGTAGTTCTAAGATTTTTTTTTTTAAAATATTTTATTTCAACATTGAAATCTTGAATATTAATAAAAGAATTTTCACGAATATTAATTAAAAAACTACCATAATCTAAATATTTATTAACTAAATCTCTATGAATTTTTAAATAAATTAAATTTATTTCTTTATCTAATTTCATATTTGAATATATTACTAATTTAGTTTGTTCTCCTACTAAGAAATATGGAAAAAAATCTAAATTACTAACTGGTAAAAAAACATCATCGACATTTTTTTTTGTTAATATATATCTTGCTATCTTTTTACGAGTTTTTCCAGTTTCTAAAAAAATTTGTATTTCTGTTTCCGGTTTATAATTTGAAAAATTCAGACCTACTAATAAATCTAAATTTCTCGGTATTGTTACATTATTATTATAAAATGAAAAATTTGATCGTTTTTTTAGAGTATCTAATTTCTGAATATAAAAAAAATAAAAATCTGTAAAATTATTATTATGATCTACATTCATATTTGAATTAGAAGTTGGTGTATCTACTATCATTTCATGTGATTCTTCTTTTAATCCATTTAGTATATTATATATCTTTTTTCTATTTGAAAAAAAATAAGAATGAAAATCCGAATAATATCTATTAAGGTTCATTTTTTTTTAAATAAATATATATAAATATAAGATAATTTTTTAGATTTAAATTAAATTAAAAAATAAAAAATATATTAAAAAATACTAATATGAATAAAGATTTAGACAAAAACTTAAGTCAAATTATTAATAATTTAAATAAAAAAATTAAAGAATTATATAAATATAAAAATTTCGTTGATTTAAATAGAAATAGTAAAAAAATATATGAAAAATTTATGAAAATGCAAACTGATAATCTTAGATTAGTTTCATATGTTAAATATGAAAAAAACAATTTTGATCTTTTACAAAGAGAAAATGTTGAATTGAAAAAAGTATTAAGTAAATTAAAAAATGATGGTTTGAGTTATGAAAACAAAAAAAAATTCTATCAAACAAATTTAAAAAATAATGAACTGACTGAAAAAAATAATGAATTAAAAGATATTATTAAAATTAAAGAAAATAATATCATTGAATTAAATAGCCAAATGAGTCAATATAGAGATGAAAATGAAAACATTAAAATTATATTAAATCATTTTAATTCAAATATTTCTATTTTTTTAACCAAGGATAATAATAAAAATGAAGAAATAACTGTATTAGATGAAAAAATAGAAGAAGTATTAGATGAGATAGAAGAAGAAGATATTGAAAATGTTGAAGATAGTGAAGATAGTGAAGATAGTGAAGATAGTGGGGAACAAGAAGATTTAAACATTAATTTTCTTAATTAATAAATAAAATTTATTTAAATATAATATTAAGTTTTTAATAAAATTATACAATGTTCAATATTAAATATGTAAATAAAGACGATACGTCAATCTTAGAAATATTAAATTCAAATATTATTATTAAAAAAGAATTATATTATGAAACGGTAGAATTAAAATCAAAAATAGATAATGTTGATTTTACAAAATGGAAGATTATTAGAAGTATTTCAACGGATTATGAAATAATTGGTAATAATCGTATTCATAATTGTGAAAATTTAAAAAGATATAATATTATTAGTAGGGCATATTATAAATTATGGGAAATTTTAAACAAAAATGAAAAAAGGTTTGATTTTTTTAATAAACAACATATGAAAATCGCATGTTTAGCGGAAGCACCGGGTGGGTTTATTCAATGTATGATACATTATAGATATAGAAATTATGATGAAATCACTGCAATATCATTATATGAAAACAAAAACAATATTAAATGGGGTTTAAATCCTAACAAATATAATATTATATATGGGGATAAATCTAAGAATCACGATGGTAATTTATATAATCCAGAAATCATTGATTTTTTTATCAAATCACATAAATATAAATTAGATTTAGTTACAGCAGATGGTGGAATATTATTAAGTGATTATAAAGAGAATTATAAAAGTCAATATCATTTACAATTGTTTTTAAGTGAATTATATGTTTCGATTAAATTATTAAAAAAAGATGGTGTTTTTATATTAAAAATCTATGAAATATGTAGTAAAAGTATGTTAGATTTCCTAATTTTAGTAAATAGTCTTTATGAATATGTTAATATATATAAACCAAAAACATCAAGGGAAATGAATAATGAAAAATATATTATATGCAAGGGATTAAAAAAGAATACTGGGAAAATCCAATCAGAAATATTAAATATAATTAAATTTTTATGGAAAAATCCCAAAAAATTAATTCAAAATATATTAGACGATAAAATGTTAAAAAAATATGGTTATGTATTAAAAGTAATTAAAAGAGTAGAAACAAATAATTTGAATACACAAAAGACAAAAATAACAAATGCATTATTATTAAATCAAAAAAATAAAGAAGAATTAAAAGAAGAATTGAGGAAAAAAAAACCTTTTCATATAACAAATGCGTATAAATGGTATAAGATAAATAATATACATATTAATTAAAAAGTACTTTTTGTTTTTCTAATAATTCATGTTCGCGTTTTTCTAATTCCTTTTCTCTTTTAATCAAAGATAATTCTTTCATTTTAAGAACTTTATTTTTTTTTATTACAGAAGAATCTAAATTAATTTGTAATTCTTCAATGTATTTAATTTTTTCATTAACTTTATTAATTAAATTTTTTTCAGTATCTTTTGATCTGACCATACTTTCTTCAATATCTCTAATTAAACCTGTTAAATAATTATATTTAATTTCAATTAATTTAGCATGTTTAGTAACTTCTTTTAAATTTGTTTTACCAATATTTAAATTAAATTCAATGATTTTCTCTTCAATGAATTTACTCAAATCATTTAGTTTTCTTGCTTTTTTTTGTAATTCTAAATCTTTTTTCACTAAATTCTCTTCTTCTAATGTTCTAAAAATATTCATCGTAAATAGTATATAATATAATTATATAATATTTATTTATATTTAATTCGTTACATGATAATATTCAAATTGATGTGGTAAATAGGATGTTATTACATCAATAGTTTGTTTACTATCATCCATTAATTTGATTCTTTCATATTCAGAGTTATTCCTATACCAAATTAATACATTTAATTTTTTAATAGAAAAAGTTTCACCTGGATATATATTATGTTTATCTCCAACTGCATGAATATGTGTATAATCTAGATTAAATGGAATTCCAAGATGTTGTTCTAACCAAATACCTATAATTTTTTTAATTTCATTTTCTTCACCCCTTGCTGTTAAAATACCTAAATCCCAACCATTAACAATATGATTCCGAATAAAATCAAAATTATGAGTTAATGGAACAGATTTAATAATTGAATTTCGAATAAGATATGGGTTATCAAAATCTCTAAAATTAAAATGATTTTTATTATATAAATTGGCAAATGATTTATAATCATTTGGAGATAATTTGATTTCTTCAGAAAAAGAAAATTCTTTAAAATATACAAAAATATTATCTGATCTTAATAATGTATCATCAATATCTAAGAAAAGAATCTTTTTAATAATATTTGTAGTTTCTATTTGTTTTTGTAATAAATAAGATAATAGTAATACAAAAATAACAATGATGATAATAAGGAAAATATTCATAATGTTGTTTTATTCAAAATATTTTAATCAATTTTATTAAACATTATTAAAATTTTAAATTTTTTCAAATCATAAACTTGTAAAAATTTAAAATTAGTGTTTTTTGTAAAATCATCTATATCAAAATTATATGGAATTTTAAAACAAATCATTTTACAATATTTTATAGTATTATTACAAATTACGGAAGAATCTAAATCATTAAGATTTAATTTAACACTTTTTTTTTGTTTATATTTTCTACCATCCCATGGTAAATCATAATATACAATATCTTGTTGAAGATCTGGAATAATTTCTAAACAATCATCATTATAAGTTTTATAATTTTTATTAGCAAATAAATTTAAGTTGAAACATAAAAAATTATAACGTAATTTTGATAATTCAATTGTATTAACGTGTTTGAAATTATTTAAAAAATTAATTGTATCACCACCAATACATGCACATGCATCTGTCAAAGTTATTTCCCCCAAGTCATCGAAATGTAACTGAATGATATTTATTATTTTCAATGAAAGATGAAATGGGGTTAAGCTATAAAGAGAAACTTTATCTAATTTCATTTTTTTAATATCATTTACATTATAAAAATCGTTTTTGTTAATTAAGTAAGTTAAATATTTCCATTCTAGATTATACGTCACATTATGTTTTTCGTATTCGAATTTGTCAAAATAACAGCGTGTATTCATTTAAGATTAATGATTATATAATATAAATAAATTTTAATTTCTTAATATATTATATAAAAAAAATGTTTCCATCTCAATTAAAAATTGCAGTTAAGATTTCAATTGTTATGTTATTAAGTTCATTCTTAGGAGGTAAAGATCTTAGTAGTACAAAATTACATTTAGATTTAGTTTATACAATTTGTGCATTTATTGTAGCTGATTTTGCAGGTAAGAAATTCGCAAAACAAATTAATCAATTAGATGAAAAAATTGGAAAAAAAGTAACAGGTGATATCATTGGACCAACTATTATGTTTTTATCTAAAGCATTATTTTCACGAACACCAATTAATATGAAATATATGTTAAATATTTTATTCGTTGTTATTGGTTTCGGATCTTATAATATTTTAGTAGCAGAAAAATTAAATGCATTAAAAATTGATCAAGATATTAAAGATATTATTGGTGACATCGCAAAACCATTTCTTATGTTAATGGTAAGTGGTTATCTTAAATCAGGGGAAAATCCATTAAATGCAAATTCTATTAGAAATGCATTATTTACAGCAAATGGTTTCGTAGCAAATCAAATTGTAGTAAAAGCAACTGGTATTTAAAATATAAGTTTATTAAAACTAAAAATATATAAAAATATATATTTTTATTATGAACATTTTAGAACAATATAAACCTACTAATTTAGAAGGTATTATTGGTCAAGATTTTATAATTGATTATTTAAGAAAAACAATTGAAACAAATTATTATAATAATTATATTTTTTATGGTTTACCAGGTTGTGGTAAAACATCAACTAGTTTTTTATATGTTAAAGAATTATATGGTGAAAATTATAAAAAACACATATTCGAAATAAATGCATCGAATTTCAGAGGGATTAAAATATTTAAAAATGAAATCTATGATTTTATTTGTAATGATAATAAGATAAATAAAACAATAATTTTAGATGAAGCTGATAATATAACAGTTGATGCACAAGATTATTTATTTAATTTAATTGAGAAAGCATATGATTTAAATCAAAAAATTAATTTTATAATAATTTGTAATTATATTAATAAAATCAATTTGAGAATTATTAATAAATGTATTTTATTTAGATTTAAACTTGTTTCAAATATTCTTTTAGATCAAAAAATAAATTATATTTTAAAAAAAGAAAATAAAAAAATTAGTAAAAATAATATAAATATTATTATTAAAAAATCAAAGAATGATTTTAGAAAATGTTTAAATAATTTAGAAAGTTTATTTATGAATAATAATATTATTGTTTATAATAATAAAATTGATAATATTATGATAATATTACTATCAAATAATAAAATTACAGAAAAATATAATTTAATAACAAAAATTATTGAAAAAAATAAAATAAATTTAATAAATTTAATTGAAAAAATAACAAAAGAATTTATAATAATAAATAAAAAAAAAAATATATATAGTAAAATAGAGTTTTGTCATATTTTAATTAATTTATATAAATTCCAAAAATCATTATATTCTGATTATAATTTGAAAATTCAAATATATTTTTTATTAATTATATTTTAAAATTAAAATATTAAATTAATATATAAAAAAATAGAATGTCCGCACTTATTGTACCTCCAGCACATGCAGCAAAACCATTAGATGCCCCATTATCCGGTTTAATTGTTATTATCAAAGTACAAGATGATGGTATTAAAATCATACCATCCATCCCAAATAATCCACAATCTGATATTTTTGCACTTAAATTTAATGTATCATATCGTATTGATTTAGATCTAAAAAAAATAGAATATGGTAATAGACAACAAGTAAAACCATTTATTTCCCGTGACAAAAAAAAGAAAGGGTTTTTTGCTTCTTTCAAAAAAGATAAAGCAATTCAAACATCAACTTTAGTAATATTCGTAAATGAACAATATGATAAACAATCAAATGTTGCTCATTATCAATTTTCAGAAAAACTATCTCAATCTAATAAAATTCCAAAAATAAAAGGTACTTCAGATTTGTATATTGAAGCAAGAACAAATCAAAATAAAAAAGCATCAATGGGAGGTAATCCTTTTGGATTAGCTTTGAAACTTATTAAAGGAAAAGCTGGTTTAATTAAATCAAGTCTTATGAGTGAAGCAAAACAAATGGGTAAAGAAGTTGCCAAAGAAGAAATTCAAAATAAATTACATGGAGGTAAATTCCCAGATATTATTGGAGATGCACAAAAATTAGTTAAATTCACAATGAATTTACCAGTTAATGGATATAAAGTAATTAAAACAAAGGGAAAAGCATTATTAAAAGCTATTAAAGGCGGAGATATCAAAAAAGCACAAAAATATTGTGATGATATTTCCAACGAATGTGATAAAAAAGGTGGTAAATGTGGTTCAAATCATAAAGGTGGTAATAAAAAAGGACAATGTGGTGGCAATAAATGTTCTTGTAAAGGAAAATGTCATTGTGGTGGTAATAAAGGACAATGTGGTGGTGCTAAATTTAATATTCACTCAAAAGCAAATCAAGAATTTGGAAAAGCATTAAACAAAAAATTTAAAGATGGTGCTAATAAAATTAAAAAACAACAACAAAAAAATAAAAAAGAGATGGATGTAATTAGAAAATTCAAATCAAATATTAAGGCTCTTCCATTAAAATCTTTTGGAAATTTAAAATCAAAAACACAAGCACAATCAAAAAAAGATATGATTAAAAAACAAGATAAAAAATTATTAGCTAAAAAACAAGCAAACTTAAAATTATCAAAAGATATCAAAAAATTAGAGAATGAAGTATATGGAATGTTCCGTTAGAAGACATGATAAAAAAATAAATGATTTAATAGTAAAATAATAAAAATATATAACGATATATTATTATTATGGAAATTATAGAAGAAATTATAGATGAAGAAATTATAGATGAAGAACTTATAGTTAAAAAACGAGGTCGACCTAAAAATTAAAGATAATTTAATTTATCAAATATATTTATTTTTTGATAAATTATAATAAAAAAATATTAACTAATTATATAATTTCTAAATATGA